ATGATATCCGAGACTAAAGTAAATTTAGGAGCTAAGTCCTCTATTAAACAAAACTATGTAAAAGACATCCAAGGCTCTATTGAAAAGTTACGGCAAATGGCGGAACTTATGCTTGATGGACGTGTGATCATGTCAGTTTCTGCTAAAAAAGATATTCAGAAAGCAGATACCACTCTTTACGCTGCATATTTGATTCAGGTTATTTCTATACTTGAATATCTGTTCCCATCAGAGGAATAGCGATGCTACGCTAAAGATGACTAATGAAAGCCTTGACTAAATTCTGTAATTTAGAGGAATCTTTATCTTTCAATTCAATATCTCTATATCCATCACTTAATGTTATTCTTATTTTAGTCACTTTTTCATTTGCAAGCTTGGCTATGTTAGAGCTTGTGCATACTAAATAAATTCCAAGTTTACTATTTATACTTGAGGGTGACCAATCACCCGAGCCTGTTAGCTTATACTCAGTATTGAGAAGCTCAACAATGCCTTTATCTGTTTTCATTAATATTTTCTCTCCCTTTTTACAGGATGCAACACAATCGGTAAATAACCTAATCTCAAAAAAATCGTTCCCACCTTCATGACGTAGTCTGGCGTGAGTTTGATTTTTTCCAGTCATTCCACCTGAATATACTTTTTCCCATGATGTAGTTACGACTTTCTCACCTGTAAAATCATCTACTTTAGAAGTGATTTTTTGCGCAAAACATAGTACAGGTAGCAATACAATAAGTAGTAGTAATGTGATTTTCTTCATAATTCTTCATTTTATATTGTGTTAATTTTTTTAATCTTTATTCCCGTTATCAATTCTTAATTTAACCACTTCGGTTTCTATCGTAACCTTAATCCCATTTTGGGTTGAAGTACTAATATTATACATTTTTTTCTTTAGTCTGTTCAGCCTCAGATTTGGTTAAATCGCATATTGTTGTTTTGGTAAGTTGTGAAGAGGACTTAGTAGAACTCCCATCATATATAGTAGTTCTTGTCTGTATTGTGAATTTCCAACAGTACTTTTCTGAATCATCTTTAGAACATCCTACCGCTAAAAGGGTCACAATAACTATTAATAGTAGCTTTTTCATTGGTGTATATAATTAGGGATTATCTAATATTGCGCTCATTCTTCATCATAGCTAACTCGCCATTTAGTTTGCGGACCTTGTCTTCATATACTTGAATTGTTTTCGACTGTTCATTGATTGTGCCCTGAAGTGTGGCGATAGTATCTACTAATCGAGAAATACGTTCTGTGTTCTCGTCTTTTGATTGATTTGCTGATATTAGCATCTCACCCTTTCCACGAAGTAACCATTCTGCTGATATATCGTCAAATACCGCTAAAACAGATGATATTACCTTAGCAGATGGTTCTGTTCCTCGTAAAAACATAGAGGCAATAACAGATTGTGTAACTCCTATCTTCTTCGCAAATGCGCTGTCTGTAATATCTAAATAGTTGATAAATTCTCTTATTCTACCGTTAATAGTACTTTCCATAACAATTACTTCAATAGTTAATAAATTGCAAATGCGATAAAATAAAAGTTGTTATGTTTTGTAAATATCGCAAATGCGTTTATATTTGCATCATCAATCAATCAATACTCCAAATATAGAGATAAAGATTGATTTTTCAAAGTAATGTTTCACTTAAAATAAACGCAAAAATGAAAAAGTACAATTTATCAGAAATTATGAAAACGGCTCACAATCTTTATAAGACTGGTAAATATACTTGGGCTGAGTCTTTGAAAAAGTCTTGGAAAATGGCAAAGTTTAGAATCTCTACAAGGATAGGAGCTTTGCAAATTAAACAAGAGATGGAAGCCGATAAGGATGCTGAGAGAAAGCGATTGCAAGAGATAAATTCTCAATATATAAATGTCATTCCTGCAAAGAGAAGTCGCTATGACAGTTTAGACATTCCTGCATCTGCGTATTACAATCCAAACAGTACCGGAAGGTTTGGAGCCCACTACGTAGGTGACTAAATAAGAGTAATTCGCAAGAAGGTATTTCTCTTACCGGGCAAAAGAAGCTGGGGCATTGCATAGAAACGCGTATATGCGAAGCCAACCGTCCGGGCGAATACTCTCCATTTGAAAGTCAAACCAAAAACTATAAAGCTGGGACTTCCCGGCACCCAGTCCGGTCTTTGAGCCTACCCTTTAATGGGAGACTGGGAACTATAAGAGAAGAGTTCTATGACTTATTGGTGAATGGAGGTTGTAAGTTTCCTCTGCTGAAAACCAAATCGAGGTGAATAGGCACAACTTACCAACGACATAATGCTGTGAGGAAGGGTCAAACTCATGTCGTTGTAAAAATAATCAGTTAGACAATTTCTTGTCGGTAAATCGTGGAATTTACTTTATGTATATAGGTGCCATAGCTCAGTCGGTAGAGCGGAGGACTGAAAATCCTTGTGCCCTGGTTCGATCCCAGGTGGCACCACTAAATTTTAAAACTGGAGCTTATGCACGCTTATAAAGACATTGAAACAAGGGATTTATTGAAATTGATTCCTATTGAAGACGTGGTTGAATACCACGGCAAGGGCAAACTCGTTTCAGAGATTGGCATTGAGGAAACACTCGACTGGATAGGCGAGGAAGAGATTCTAAAGTATATTGAGGCGACAGGACTGCTTGCCGAGATATTGAAGAATAAACCCAATAATACTACGAATGAAGGCAATTATTGAAAAAGAGTATGTTGTCAATAAGGTTATCGGCGACATCAAATGCGGTGATAGAAGTTTGCAAGATTGTATAGGAATAGACGGGAATACACTTGTTGTAAGGTTCTTGTCTATTCCTATTTACAAAAGAACCAATGTCTTTAACGAACACCAAGCATCGCAAGGACAGAATCATACTTCAAAAAAATAATGGGTACGTTTTTCATTTTTCTGTAAAAGTTTTAAGTGACATTTTAGCTTCAGTATGAAGGCGTACCCTTTCTTTTATATTAAATATAAATAAATAATTTCTTATGGAAACTATATTATGCTCTGATTTTCAAATATATGCCCTTATGATTGGTTGGGCGTGCAGCCATATTTTTATGCCTATAGTCCTTTATGAAGCTTGGAAATCCAACAAATATAGGAGACCCTTTGAATTCAGGGGAATGGATTGTTGGGTATTTCCTGCCTTTTGGATGTCTCTAATATCAATACTCATAACATTTGCATTCATAACTATACCAGCTATTGTTAGATAAACTATTTAATGATATGCAAATGGTTGTTTTACATGAGCAAGAATTTATGTAAGGCGTATATCGTTAACGCACAAATGAATAGAAAGAATGAAATATAAGACCATTTTTCACAAAATAAAAAGAACTTACCTCTCTCGCTACCTTTATGTAATGAGAGAATATCTAAAGACACATCCTCGTGGATATATTGTTCTATTCTATGATAGCAGGTGTGAGCAGTCTTGTCGTTCTCTACTTTATTCTCGTATAGGGAAATACTTGAGAAAAGGATACATAATATATCCAATAAAACAGCAATGGCAAGGAGAATCCTGCTGCAAGTGCTGTCCGTGGAAGAACTGTTTAAAGATACGATTACCGCGAACATAGCGGATGCTACGGCTAAAAAAGTGCTTTGGACTCTAAAAGTCCATTCGTTTCTTTTTTCAAGAACGCTCTGGTAGTGTTCTACCAAATCTAAATAACCATTCATATAAGCTTAATTTTTTATTTGACACTTCAAAGTTAAGCAATCCTCCGGTTCAATTTACATTAGCGAATAATCTTGAATCGGAGGTCTTTTTATAATCATATAATAATCAGTTAAATAACCAATATGGAAGAAAATAAGAAAAGTGTAATGTGCATCATTCGTGAGATGGAGAAGGATGCAAAAGAGGTTTTTCCTATTTCCAAGAGGACGTATATCCTTAATCTGATATCCTATCGGCTTAAGGAAAAGGAGCCTGGAAAGAAATGGGAAATAGAGTCTGATAGTGAGAAAGGTATTTTTACTGTCACCCGTACTGCTTAAATTATGGATGCGGCGTATGCAAATGGCACCGCTGAGATATTGCTTGACAGTATTCTTGATGTGATGTCTACTGAGACATTTAGTAAGGATAAAGCTGCGTATATAGTCGGTGGTGAGAAGAAGTTGTTGAGGCTAATTGAAGCTGGGGAGATTGATAGCGATAAGCCGTCTAATAGCCAAAATGGTAAATGGCGATGCAATGCCGCTCAGGTTCTGAGACATTGCAGGTGTATGAGAAAGAAGAAGTATAAACGAAAACGTAAAAGTTAAAAAATGAGACAAATTAGAGTGGTTCAAACGTTGGTCGTTATCTGCGCAATGTGGGCGGCAGTTTGGCTGTCTGATGGCGATGGAGCCAGTGCAAAGGAACGTGCTGCTGGTGCGATTATTATGGTACTGGTATTGGTGATGTTGACAATCCAACATCTAATCGAAGAGCAGTCGAAAAAGAAAGCCGATAACTAATCGGTTCTCTGGTGTAGCTCAGTTGGTAGAGCGTATGATTTTTTTGAAGGTTTATCATAATGTCGGCGGTTCGAGTCCGTCCACCGGAGCAAGTAACTTGTGAAAGCGAACATGTATCATAACAATGGTGCATCATTAATCAATCAAAAGTCCACCGACTGTGGTCGGTGGCATTACGGGCAATTAGCTCAGTTAGGCAGAGCGGTACATGAAAATTGTTGGTAGTTTGTCATGGTATCTTTTTAATGGTTTCATCATGTACAGGTCGCGGTGTTCAAGTCCCGCATTGTCCACGAGGATTTTCCTCTATTATTAATTAACATGCCGGTGAAAAGGACACCGTCGGGATAGCCCCGGTATTTATTTGATTTATATTATTCCGAAAATTTGTTTACATCATCCCGGTGTAGCGTGATTGCTTATCCGGGAGCAAGTAACCCGCGAGGGCGAATGCATTTAATGAAATTTAGTAGTTTTGTCGTGTTTTATTTTGTGTTAGTATTGGGTGTATCGTCTGTGAAGATAGTACACCTTTTTTATTTCGGAGAAGTGGCGGAATTGGTAGACGCAAGGTGTCTTGAAGCGGTTCTCGATAAAACGGATGAACTTCCGACCTCAACCGTAGCCTGCGAAGGTGCTGCAATAAAATTAGATTAAGGTTGTAATACCTATTTCAGCGTATCGAGTAAAATTGTCCCGGTTCGAGTCCGGGCTTCTCCACAAAAGACGTTGTTCCATAACATCTTTTTAAGTCAGGCAGGGTGCGGGTTTGAACTCACTGCTGTGGAAACTGGAAAGAGTTTGGCGTGAATGTGAAATTACGTTATCCGTTGTCTGTGAAGATCGCGGATAAATCGGGCGGTTAGCTCAGTCTGGATAGAGCACCGTGTGTGGTGGAAGGTTGAGAGTTCGATTCTCTCAGGATGATTCTTAGCTTAATGGGAGAGCACCACAAACGGAGGTCAACGGTTCAAATCCGTTACCGTCCACAAGCCTTTAGGATGGAAGAAGCGAAATAGAAGCGAAAAGGCTCATGTCGTTTACGGGCTGCCGGCATAGATTCCGGCTGACACGACGGAAAGACGCCGAAGGACTACATGGGTGTTTCTATTAGAGCTGAAGTTGTTGTCAAGTGAATGCCCCGGAGAATCCTCTTCGGGGTTTTTAATTGGTATTATGAGTAACATAGAATTGAACGAAAGACAGAAGCTCATTATTGCAGGCAAGATTTGTCCGTATTGTGGGCGACAAACTGAATTTGTAGACAGTATCGAGGTGTATGGGACGTCTTATGGCATGATTTATCTCTGTAGGGATTGTGATGCCTATGTAGGTGTTCACAAAGGGACTGATAGGGCACTTGGTCGCTTGGCTCAAAAGCAGCTACGGAAACTAAAGCATCAGGCCCACGAGTATTTCGATAAGATCTGGATGAATAAATACATGACACGACATGAGGCTTATGCCTGGTTGTCTCATATACTGGAAATACCAGTTGAATATACTCACATAGGTATGTTTTCTGAGGTAACTTGTGAACGTGTGATCAACTTTAGCAAGCAGTTGCTGAATGATTATAGACAGCTTGAAATAGGGCAGAGGATAAGCCCTAAATTGCCTCATTTCCCTTTATGAAAATGGCGTTAAAATGGCGAAGTTTCTGTTTGCTCATCTTGTCATTTTACGATAACTTTATAGATGTAAAGAACTAAAAGTCAAACCAATAAAATTTAAATTATGGCTGGGAAAAAAGTAGAACCTGCAACAGACTGTGCAGAAAACAAATTCAAGTCTATCAGACCTTTATTAGCATCCGAGATAGAGTGCAGAGTGGGGACAATGAAAAATGACGGTACAGGTTGCTCATTGTTGCTGTACAAAGATGCAAGGGTGGATATGCGATTACTCGATGAGGTATTCGGTCCCATGAATTGGAAACGCACTCACGATGTCGTTAACGGAAATCTATTCTGCACATTATCCATTTGGGATAGTGAAAAGAAAGAATGGATTAGCAAACAGGATGTTGGTGTGGAATCCAAGACTGAGGCTCAAAAAGGGGAAGCCAGTGATGCTTTCAAACGTGCCGGTTTTAATTGGGGACTTGGAAGGGAACTTTATACAGGCCCGTCCATCTGGATTCAACTCGATAGGACAGAAGTTTATCAGAAAGGGAATTCTTTTGGACTTTATACAAAGTTCAGTGTCAAGCAAATTGAGTATAATGACCAAAAGGAGATTATTCTGTTGGTCATTACTGATAACAAGGGTAATGTTCGTTTCACTTTCGGTAATACAAAAGAGAAAGTGGTTAAGCCTTCTATTCCGGTTCAAGGTTCAGGAGCTGTTTTTACGGGTGCTGATTTAGACCGTGCAGTGAAGGAAATGCGAGCCGTTCAAAGCCATAAAGAGCTTGTTGAAGTATGGAACAAGTACCCTGCTTTGAAAAATAACAATGAATTTAAAAACGCCTGTATGGCTATGGGCAAAATTTATTCTCAACAATGATAGATTTAGTTAAGTCAAGTGTGGTTTTCAATGAAGAAGACCACACCTATTTCCTCGGTGATAAGGAATTACAAGGTATTACCGGCATGATAAGCCGACAACTGTTCCCGGACAAATATAAGGAAGTTCCGGAATTTGTCTTGAAGAGAGCTGCCGAAAAAGGAAGTCGTATTCATGGACAATGCCAGTTTGTCGATTGTACCGGGTTGCCACCTGAGAGTGTGGAAGCCGAAAACTACCTCAAAGAGAGAATGAATGCCGGATATAAGGTTGTTGCTAATGAATATACCGTTTCGGATAACGAGTATTTTGCATCCAATATTGATTGTGTCTGGTGTAAAGATGAAAGAGTCAGCATTGCTGATATTAAAACCACTTATAACCTGGATAAAGAATATTTGAGTTGGCAACTGTCGATCTACGCATATCTCTTTGAAATGCAAAATCCTTTAATTAAGGTTGATAAGCTATTTGGTGTTTGGTTGAGAGGCGATAAATCCGAGTTAGTTCCGATTGTGCGTAAATCCGATGCCGAAGTTCAAAGGTTGCTGGAATGTGAAATCAATGGAGAACAGTTCCTAACTATAACTCTTGTTCCTGCAGATGAAAAGCTGCTCATTCCGATGCAATTGGTTAATACTATCATTGAAATGGAGGAACAAGCCAGTTTTATTTCTGAGAGGCAAAAGGAATATAAAGAGAGGCTGAAAACTGCAATGAGAGATAATGGTGTTAAGTCTTGGGATGCCGGACGGATGAAGGTTAGCTATACACCACCCTCACAAAGCAAGAGTTTTGATACAAAGAAGTTCCAAGAAGATTACCCGGAACTATATGCTAAATATTTGAAGACAGCGAATAAAGCGGATAGCATCCGCATAACCATAAGGGAGGAAGTTAAATGAGTGTGAATAAAGTAATTCTTCTTGGGCATGTTGGCAAGGACCCGGAAGTAAGATCGTTGGAAGGTGGTATAAAGGTGGCTACCTTTTCCCTTGCCACAACAGAAAAAGGGTATAAAATGCAAAATGGCACTCAGGTTCCAGATCGCACAGAATGGCACAACATTGTTGCTTGGCGTGGTATTGCAGAAACGATTGAAAAGTATGTCCATAAGGGAGATAAATTATATCTTGAAGGAAAGATACGTACACGTAGCTATGATGATAACAAAGGTGTGAAGCGGTATGTTACTGAGGTTTTTGTGGATGATATGCAGATGCTTTCTCCGAAGCCCCAACAAGTTGCACCGCCGCCAGCTCCTGGTTTTCAACCACAATCATCGGCTGCTCCACAATATCAACAGGAACAATCGGGTCATAATCAGTGGGGGCAAAGCCAATCTTCATCCGGTCATACTCCAGATGTGAATGATTTGCCTTTTCCTGTATACTAAATTATGGAAGCGACTTTAACGAAAAAGGACGGTAAAATCCAAATGGATAAGTCTTTTGAGTTTATGTGTAGCACTTTGCGCAATGGTGATTATACTGTCACCATCAAGCGTAAGACACAGCCAAGAACGTTGAACCAAAATGCACTCATGTGGAAATGGTTTCAGTGCATTGGTGCTTGTTTACGTGAATACACCGGTGAAGAATACTGGAGTACAGCCGATGGCGTGCAGGACATTCACGATAGATATTGCAGAAAGTTTCTTGTAAAGAAGATAACCGTCAATGGAAAATCAGAGGCCATAGTTCGGGGCACAAGTAAATTAAACACTTTGGAAATGCACAACTTCATGGAGAGCGTTAAGATAGATGCTGCTGCCGAGTTTGGCATTACACTTCCTCTGCCTGAGGATCAACATTATTTAGATTTTATTCATGAGTACCAGAATCGGTACTAAAATCAATTTATAAAGTATGATTGCAAATTTGAGAGATTACGAACCCAGTATTATTGAGTTCGTAATCCCCGAAGCTATTCGGGAAACATTTCCCCCGGTATTATTCGAGGGATCGACAAATGTCGATGAGATAATTAAACTGGTGAATGAGAACTTCAATGCTACATTTCCAGAGAGTGAAATTACTCAGCGCATTCTTGATGCGTTTGAAATAGACGAGATCCGGGAGGAATACTGTATCAAACAGGAGAACGAAGTTCCAAAGCGTGAGAGGGAATTGCTTGAGGCCATCGAACGGGCTAAAAAAATCAAGAGTGATGCCCAGGAGCGTCTTGCAGCGATAAAGACTGAAATAAAAGACTTGGCTGCCGAGGTAAAGAAAGGTACGAAAGATTATCAACTTTCCAGCAAAAATACCGTTCGTTTCGCCTTGAATGGATATTTCATCTATTACTCTTGGGTGAATGGACAATTGACACTGGTCAAGGGTGAAAAAATCCCTGCATGGGATAAGCGCTCATTGTGGGCTCAGGAAGACAGAAACCGTAAAGCCATGCTCGATTTGTTCGGTCTTGAGTATCCTGAGGTTGAACGTCCTGTTGATGATGAGGATGCTTTGTCTGGAGATTTAGGTGAGAATCCTTTTGATGGGGAAGACGATGATCCGGAAGACGATGAGTAGATTACAGCATAAGAAAGGCAGAAAGTCCAAATATGCAAAGTCCCTTTGCTCAAATCCACAATGGGAAGAGGCTAAAAGGAAAACTCGTATAAGAGATGGACATAGATGTCAGATGTGCGGTAAAGACTTCAATTTAGAGATTCATCACAAAAAGTATAGGGTTAACGGCCAGTCGATAGTGGGGCATGAGCTTGACTACCTTGACTGTCTTGTTACCCTTTGTGGTGACTGCCATGAGAAAGTGCATAAATATCATATCAGATTATGACATATCAATTAAGAGATTATCAAAGTAGGGCAAGTGCCGCCGCTGTCAGTGCTTTCAAGTCTAAGACTAAAAAGAATTCAGTTTTAGTACTTCCCACCGGTGCCGGAAAGTCTCTCGTAATTGCTGATATAGCATCAAAGATTGAGAGCCCTTTGATTGTTCTTCAACCGAGTAAGGAGATCCTAAAACAAAATTTTGCAAAAATCCAGTCGTATGGAATCTTTGATTGCGCTGTTTACTCTGCATCACTCAACAGAAAGGATATTAACCGAATAACATTTGCTACGATAGGAAGTGTAATTAAGCACATGGATTTTTTCAAACACTTCAAATATGTAATTGTTGATGAATGTCATTTGGTAAATTCAAATGGTGGGATGTATAAGACCTTTTTTGAAGATGTACAACGAAAAATTGTCGGATTAACCGCTACACCTTACCGTTTATCGACAAGTGGTGGAGGTGCAATGCTCAAGTTCATAACGAGAACCCGGCCGAAAATCTTTTCGGATGTGATTTACCATTGCCAAGTTAGCGAATTGCTTGCTAAAGGTTTCCTTGCAAGATTGAATTATTATGATTTGACAAGGATAGACCTTACCCGTGTAAGAAGTAATTCTACTGGTGCCGATTATGATGAAAAGAGCTTGTCTGCTGAGTTTGCACGAGTAGATATCTATAGTTACATCACTAACACGGTGAAACGTCTCCTACGCCCTAAATCCGGTATTCCCCGTAAAGGTATCTTGATATTTACAATGTTTACTCGGGAAGCTCAAATGATTGCTTCTGCTATTCCTGGAAGTGCTTTTGTCAGTGGTGAAACTCCGGCTACTGAACGAGATCGAATTCTTGGAGATTTCAAATCTGGGAAAATAAAAGTTCTCGCCAATGTCGGTGTGTTAACAACCGGCTTTGATTATCCTGAACTTGATACTGTTGTCCTTGTGCGCCCTACAAAATCCCTATCTCTCTATTATCAGATGGTAGGTCGTGTTATTCGTCCAGCTCCCGGTAAAGAGGGTTGGTTGATTGATTTATGTGGAAATTACAGACGCTTTGGTAAAGTCGAGGACCTACGTGTTGAACAGCCGGAAAAAGGGAAGTGGTGTGTCATGAGCCGCGGCCGGCAACTAACTAACGTTTACTTTTGATTATCATGTTTTGGAATAAATATAAGAAGAAAGAGAAGAAGATGCCACTTTTTGAAAAAGCTGGTGTCAAGGTGGAAAGGCAACCAAACTTGAAAGAGAAGTTGGACAAGAAGTTCAGCATGTTTATCCGGCTAAGAGATACGATGCCGAACGGATATTTCTGCTGTATTTCATGTGGGCAAGTGAAACCATTCGAACAGGCTGACTGTGGCCATTATATTAATCGCCAACACATGAGTACGCGCTTTGATGAAATGAATTGCAATGCCCAGTGCCGGCACTGTAACCGTTTCATGGAAGGAAATATTCAAAGCTATCGTCGTAGGCTTGTGGCGAAGTATGGGGAGAAAAGAGTGCTTTTGCTTGAATCAAAGCAGCATGAATACCGTAATTATTCAGACTTTGAGTACAAGGAATTAATAAAGCATTATCAGGCTGAGATAAAAAGGTTGAAAAAAGAAAAAGGTTTGTAGCCCTTTTAATAATATGGACGGAGGATATATAAAACTAAGCCGCAAGTTCTTCTCGAATGAGTTGTGGAATGAAGCCCGGACTTTTAGCAGTTGCGAAGCGTGGTTGGATTTAATACAATCTGCACGATTTGAGGCAACGCCCCGAAAGGTGAGTATCGGAGGTCGAGAAGTGTCCTATCAACGTGGGCAGTACCCAGCATCCATAAGATTCCTGTCACAGCGTTGGCAGTGGACTGAAAGGCGCATCAGAACTTTTCTTTCCTATTTGAAAAAAGAAGGAATGATCGAGGTTAGTAATGATCAGGGTGTTAATATCATCACATTGTGTAAGTATGATGAATATAATACAAGTGACACAGCAGATGACACAGCAAATGACACAAGTATACAAAAGGAAATCAATGGTTTACGCGAACAAGTGACACAGCTATTGACACAGCAAATGACACACTCTATGGAAGAGCGACACACGGGTGACACAAATACTAAGAAAGGAAAAAAAGAAGAGAAAGAAAATACTCCTAACGGAGTATCAAAGAAGGATGCGGCTAAAGCCGCTACTCTCAAAAGAAAACATGATTTTGGTGAATCTCTCATTCCTTTTGTGGCTAAGTATGGGAAAGAAATGATACGAGCTTTTTTTGATTATTGGTCTGAGATGAATAAAACTTGTACAAAGATGAGGTTTGAGCAACAACCGACATGGGAAGTTGCGAAACGTCTTGCTACATGGGCAAATAAAGATAAAACTTATGAAAACAATCGAAGCGCAGGGTCAAGCAAGCAGGAAGCTAATGAATACGCATTGCAACTCCTTAACGACTGTATTCAGCAAAGAGAGCAAGGCCTTTTTGATGAAATACCCAAACCGTTCTGATGTAGAGAGGGCGTATGCTCCCAATTTGTGGGGATATACTTTAAATAACCCAGAAAGAGCTTATATGGCTGAATGCCCCACACTTCTAATTTATGATAAATTGTATGGTGAAGGTAGCTCAACAATATGGATTCATATACATGTAACTGCTTTGTATGGTGCTTCACCAAGTAAAGACAAAGAACTTGTAAATAGTATTGCCATATTCTCTGAAACCTTTTCAGCCGAGGTAAGGCTATATAAATTGTCTGAACTCATGCTTTTCTTTGGCAGATATAAGGCTGGAAGATATGATAATTCTTATCAATCGTTTGATACCAAGAGAATCGGTAACGCTTTTTTTAAAGAATTCCTGCCACAATGGAGAAATGAAATAGCATTGTACATTCATAGGCAACAGCAGGAGGCTTACTTAGAAAGAAGAGAATTGCCTAAAGGCTATGTAATTCCTAAAGGTTACAATCCTGACACTTGGTATAGAGAGCGTTTAAAACGAGGTGAAATAAAAGCAATTGAACCATGAAGTTAACAATATACTGGAAAACCAGGGATGTCGAATGCATCAAGCATATAAGAAAGCGGTTTAATCTGCCGTCAGGTATAACAATAAATGGAGAAACGGTAGCTGATATCAAAGAAGAGGATATGGAATTGCTTCGTGAAACTGAAAAAATAGGTTTCATCCAGATACGTAATAAGCCTTGATGAAAATGGCGTTAAAATGGCGAAGTTTCTGTTTGCTTATCTTGTCATTTTACGATAACTTTACTGATGTAAGGAACTAAAAGTCAAACCAATATAAAAAAAGAATTATGGAAATTCAGAAAATTAAAATCGAGAAAATTAGTGCTTCACCCCTTAATCCGAGAAAGACTTTCGATGAAGCTGCTATCGAAGAACTTGCAGCCAATATTGAGAAACAAGGTCTACTACAGCCTATTACGGTCAGACCTACATCTGAGGCACCATATTTGGATGAAGATACCGGTGAGGTTATTAATGTGAAAGACACTTATGAGATTGTCTGCGGTGAGCGCCGTTTCCGTGCTCTTCAACGGTTGAAAGCAAAGGAAGACGAAGCGAACATTGCCAAAATCAAGGCCCATCGTAAAAAAACAGAGTTGTATCAAACAATCTCCTGCATTGTCAGAGAGATGACAGATGATGAGGCTTTTGACGCTATGATTACCGAGAACCTGCAAAGAAAAGATGTTGATCCCATTGAAGAGGCATTTGCTTTCTCTCAGTTAATGGAGAAGGGACGTACATTGGAAGATATAGCATTGAGGTTTGGGAAATCTACCCGCTTTGTTTTCGATCGTGTAAAATTGAACAGCCTAATACCGGAATTGAAAGCTCGTGTTAGGGATGGGGAAATTCCAATTTCCGGCGCAATGATCCTCTCTAAACTTGATGATACCGAACAGGCAAGGTTTCATAATGATAATGAAGGACAGTGTAATGTGATCATGATAAGAAGATTTGTGAGTAATTCCTTTATGGAACTGGATAGGGCTGATTGGATTAAGGATAATGTAGATATCTGGGATGATGGTACATTCAAACCGTGTGCTGAATGCGAGTTTAGTACAGCAAATCACGGTTGCCTATTCTATGAAATGAATAGCGAAAAAGCTAATTGCACCAATCCTATATGCTACAAGAAGAAACAACTTGCTTATGTCCTGCGTAGAATACAAGCAGAAAATGGTATTCTCGTCAAAAATGGTGAGCCTCTGGTATTCGGGAAAACTGTTATTGTTGATGATGGCCCGCAATCATACTGGAGTGAAGAAAAGAAAACTATGCATGATAATACATTAGAGGCTATTAAGCAGTTAGGCTATTGCATTGTTAATCCGAATGAAGCCTTTAGAAGTAAATGTTGGTACGATGAGGAAGATGAGCGTCTTCAAAAGATGCTTGATGATTCTGAAATTTACCGCTGTATATCTTGCTTTGATTACTGTGGGCCAGAGTTTAAAGTTCAATACTATTACATTAGAAAAGATGTTGCTTCTACTACATCAGCACTTGCAGATCCTAAAGAAATTGAAAAAGAAAAGGTAAGGGTCCAATTGAAGAGGGCAAAAGAGATCGTAGTGGAAAAGACTGCTGAAACCCTGCGTACCTGGGCACAAGAGAAACCTTACCATGAGCGAAAAGTTGAGTTAACAACCAATGAACAACTTGTATTTGATGTGATGGTTCTCAGCCACTGCAAGAGTTCTTTTCTTAAATCACTCGGCTTGGATAAATATGATAAAAAGAGTGATTTTGTGAAGTATGTTGAGAATAACCAAGCTGATAGGGCACAATGGTATCGAGCTTTCATCGCTGAATCTTTGTCAGATAACAATGTGAATTTCTATCCTTATTTGCAGAAATGCCAGAATCTTTTGTTCTCTGAACAGTATCCGGATGAATATCTTGAATTAGGCAAAAAACTTGGTGCATCATTTGAGAAGAAACAAAAGAAGCTCAATGCTCAACTGAAAGCACTTGATAATACTAACACAGAGGAAGCCTAACGGTTTCCTCTTTTTCAAGGTACACCATGAATAAGACTTGGAGTAATGAACAGTTAGCTATTCTTGATAGAGAATATCCAACTGCTGATCTAAAAGAATTAGCCCAGTCTCTGGGTAAGACGAAAAGTTCTGTTAGGGCAAAGGCTAAATGTCGTAGATTGAAGCGCTCATCTGATGTAAAGGTATGGAACCCTAAAAAACAGGAAAAACTGATTGCCTTATATCCGAATCATACTAATCAGGAAATAGCTTCACTCCTTGGTTCAACCGAAAGTGCTGTTGGAGGAAGGGCTTTTAAACTGAAACTTAGGAAGTCACCGGAATTCATGTTAGAACATTCTTCAAAGGGGTTCTTTCCAAAAGGACATCAACCGGTCAACAAAGGACGTAAACAAACAGAATATATGTCTATTGCTCAGATCGAGAAAACGAAGAAGACGCGTTTTAAAAAGGGGGATATTCCAAAGAATCATAAACCGATTGGGTATGAACGTATTACCAGAGACGGATATATTGAGGTAAAGACTACTGAGCCCAATGTATTTGAATTGAAGCACAGATTAATCTGGACTAAACACAATGGGGCGATTCCCGCTGATTGCGTTATTAGATTTAGGGACGGCAATAAACTGAATGTGGATATATCCAATCTTTATCTTGTGAGTAAGTCTGAGAATATGATATCTAATACAATTCACCGCTATCCTCCTGAATTGAAGAAAGCTATCAGGGCGTACGGAAAACTTAAAAAAACGATTAAAAAGTATGAAGAATAATATTAGTATAGATAGTTTGAATACACACTTGTTTGAAGCTATCGAAATGCTGAAAAACAATAGTGATCCTAATGCATCTGCCAATGAAAAGATAGATGTCAATACCGCAAAAACCATTGCTGATTTGGGAAAGGTAGTCATAGAAGGCTATAAAGTCAAAGCACAGGTTTTAAACATTATGGCCAAAACTGACAATCCCAATAGTACTAAACAACTTTTGGGAGGTGCTGGAATAATATCACAGGAACTTCAAATTGACCAATAAAGAAGAAACTATGATAGAGAAAACTATATATATTGCTGATGACAACAGTCGATTCGAAAATGAAAATGATGTATGGTTAGCCATACCGGGATTTCCTAAATATAAGATAAACAGAAATACCGGGACTGTTATAAGTACTTGTAGAGGAAAGGAACGATGCATTTCTATAAAATATAATACTGTTAATATGAGTACGGAGACAGGTATGCGTACTGGGACAACACTTCCCCGTGTCCTATACTCCGCCATACATAGGATAGATATACGCGATATACCCAAGAAGGCCGTTATCCGAATGAATAAAGACGGAGAACCGTATCTGATTTCCAGAGAAACAATAAATAGAGAAATTGCCTATAATCTTCGTAGATCTACCCCCCGTGTAGATGTATTGCAGGAATATAGAAAGTCTATAGAGTTCATAGAATTAGTGCTGTCATGTTATGAGTCCGGTGATTTTGCACCGATATATGTCAAAATCCAAAACATGAAAGGATTAATAATCAATTATATCAAAAAAAGATTCCTTATATCTGATGAGTATTCTTTGGATATGACTTGGTACGCTGTATCCGAATTGGCATTGGATGATATTGTTAATAAAAAAAGAATGATTCCTATGCTTGAGTATTATTTGAAAAGTATCTCTCGTTCATACGTAGCAAAAAAGAGACTATGCATGTATGGGAAAAATTCTATTGATGATCCGAATAACTATCTATTGAATGTATACAGATGATTAATCCAAAACAAACATCGGTTGAGAGTGGAATTCACCCCATCCGCTGTTGAGCTAAATAAATTATCTCATTAGAAGCAAGCAATGAGTCGAATATTTATAATTTCGACTCATTTTACTCAACTTCATTTTAATATTTATATCTTATGCGACGTTCTTCGATAATTAAACGCAGAGCTTGTGACTTTTGGTAGATATCAAGAAAAAAAGTTTCAAATTCAATTAGATTTAAAGTTGTGCTTGAGGTTAATCCAGAAACATGATACATCCCTATAATAGGTTTGGAAAAAGAAAATTGTTCGATTTCTGATATAGCAACAATGTATTCATAATCAAGTTGATGGAGCAATAACCTAACTTCGTTAATAAATGAACGATAGGTGTCTTCTTTCGAACTAATATATTCAAGCCAGTTTTTTGGGGAAATAACTCTATTACTAAGACTGCTAAGTGTAGAATCACCAGTGCATTGGGTTGATGAAAGAAGCTCTTTTATAACATCAGCATTTAATGCTTTATAATCAATATTTCGCCCTTGCTTTTTTGCCATGTCTATAAAAATCCCTTCAATGTTTGTAACTATCGCCATAGCTGGAAAATCAGACGATTTATAAATTATTTTCGCCTTATGTGTTTCAGGATAATGCACCGTTATGAGGTAAAAGATATATGCGGCAATAAAGGAGAGCCCAACTCCGTAGAAGAATTTACCGCAAGCAACGAAAAACTGACAAGGAGCTTCGATTTCAAAAAGCCATATATCCAAACAAAAGACTAGAATAACAGATATTACAGTTAACCAGTTTAGCGTCGGATTTAAAGTTTTAAAAAAGACATTCCAAAAATTGTTCATAAATATTTATTTTAGGCACAAAAATAGTGATAAAAATGAAAATCTGAAAGAATACACAAGCTAATTCAAACCAAGAAAAATATGAATAAGAAAGAAGTAATTGAAATGGCACAAAGACATTCAAAGGCTGCCATGTTTCAGGAGAGTTATTTGGCTGGCTTTCAAGCCGCTTGTAACATTGTCAGAGAAAAAATTGAAACTTGCCATAACGAAGAGTTCTGTGATGAGATGGAAGAACTTGCACAGGTTGCATATATGGATTTATCTTTCGACGATTAACGTATAACAAATAAGATATGAACAAACTTAAGGTTGGAGATATAGCTTCCTATCGTAATACGAGAGGAAACATAAAGAAGGCTGAAATCACTTCCTTTGAAACTGTAGATAATGGAAAAGTCTGGTTTCATGGTATTGATACAGATACTAAAGCAAAAGTTTGGTATCCTGTACATATATCCGAAGAACTAACTGAACATCAATTTAAAATAGGCGATCACATTGACTTTCTAATAGGCGATGAATGGCAGCTTGATTATGCAACGATACATGGATTTCATAGAAACAGTAATTTACCTATTGCTGAAACTAATCGTCCTGGTCACGATGGTTGTAAATGGTCATATACGTTTGATTTATCAAAGATAAGATTAACTCAATAGTAAGTAGAAAGGAGTAATTTATGAAAAACGAATATTTCAACATGATAGGACAAAAGGCTCCTGGTGGAAAGATGATTCTAATGGCTGTTGTACCAGATGATTTGTTAGGAATAGAAGTACCGAATATTTTTCAGGTGCAAGCTGTTAGGACTGTACCAACTATCTATACAGGAACATACCCAACTATACGGATTGTTATTGATAAATTGGAAGCAAGAGAAGATTTAATAGGAGAAGGCATAGCAGGTATAGCTACTGGCGAAAACTGGTATAATGTTTCCCATGAGGATAAGAACGAATACGGTATTAACATTAACCCATAACAAAGATAGTAATGAATGAAGAAGAGAAGAATGCAATAGCTGCATCTGCTGAATTGTGGAATGCGTTTTTAAAGCTGGAACAGTATCATCCTGATGATGTACATGATGTCCGCTTTCATATTCATGCGATTCAATCTATAATAATGAGTAGAGAAGCAGTCAGGAATAATCCTGAATTATTTCCGATTAGAAAATAACCCTTAATACTGAATAAAAAGGAGGCAAATTATGACAGTACAAGAATTGATTGATAAATTAAACGGCATTGAGAATAAAGACGTTGATGTTTTCCTTGATTCAGGAGATATAAATCTATGGAATGCCAACGAAGTCTATATTGATGATGATAAGACAATAGTAATCATTGCTAATTAAATAACAATGAAGCGATTGATTGATGCCATTATAAAGAAGTGTTTCTGCTGCCATGAATGGGAATGCTTATTTGAAAGGAAAGTAGAAGTTATTGATGATTGGGGCGATAGCAGTTGGTACACTGTCTATCACTACCTATGCAAAAAGTGTGGTAAATACAAGAAAATTAAAAGTCATTGATTATGAAACAGACCTTAGAAGAAGCAGCATACGATTATGCTACTCAAAAAACGAAGTTCAGAAAAGACGTCCTAAAAGAAGTTGATGCGGATAACTATGTTTCCCGCCATGCTGACAGTATGGAAGATTTTCAGTGTGGATATAGCTATTGTAAGGAACAATCTCCTTGGATAAGTATAAAAGATAAATTGCCAGAACCAGGGCAAGAAGTTTTTCTTTATGATAAAGATTCTGTTACGCACTATGCAGTAGGGTGGCTTCGGAAGAAAAAAGGATATTGCGAAAGTGGATGGTTTGTAACGGATGGTTATGTCACTGATGAAAGTATTACCCACTGGATGCCAATACCGAAGTTTAACGAATAACTAACTAGAAATGAATAAGATCAATTTAAACGCTCTCCGCGATAGGGCATATAAAATCGCCTGTGAACATGGTTTTCACGATGAAGAATTGAGTAACGAACATTGCTTTTGTCTTGTCATTAGCGAGTTAATGGAAGCTGTGGAGGCAGACCGAAAAAATAGACACTTTGATAAAGAAAAGTATAAAAACGGTGAATATGCCGAGTGCCAAGGGTGGCTAACGAATGAGGAAAAGTTTATCAACGTATTCAATAGATATATCAAAGATACCATCGAGGATGAACTTGCCGATGCAGTTATTCGTCTATTTGACTTGGCAGGTATGCGAAGTATTTCTTTTGAAATTGCAACTAAAGAGATAGGTGATTGCATCGATGATATGGCAGAATCTTGCAAAGACGAAACATTCACAGAGTCCATTTATGCCATATCTACACTTCCTGTAAGATATGATGGCTTATATGACTTCCATACTACCATTAATGATATGGTACTGTCTATCTTCAGACTTGCCAAACATCTTGAGATTGACCTACTTTGGCATATTGAGCAGAAGATGAAGTATAATAAATTCCGTAATAAGATGCACGGGAAGAAGTATTAACCTTCATAACTGAATAGAAATGAATATGGATTGGAGAGGGATTAGTTGTGCGCTTATCTGTGCGATACCTATTGTGGCCATTATTTGTGATACAGTAAAGAAAGTGTTTGAGATGAAATATAAAAAAGAAAATGATAATGAATTATGAAATACATTGTGAATCGGGCTGAATTGTTTGATTCTTCTGATAAGAAGACAGTCATAAAGAATATGAATGAGCCGACTAATGACATAGAGGTCTTTAGGGCAGAAATTTGTGAAAAGTATGGTTGTGAGCGTGCATTGTTAATGTACACTCAGGTGAAGTAATATAAAAAGTATAGCTATGATAACCTTAAACAAGCTTGCAGTTAAATGTTTGAGAACTGCGATCAAAAGAGGAAAAATCGGCAAGCATAGTTCAGCAAAAGCGATAATTGTCGCTATATCTGCTGAGTGGCGTGAGTTATGTAATGCCTCTGAGTATCGTAGTATGCATATTCCTAAATACTCAGAACAAGAGGAAGAAGCTGCCGATGTCATAATCGCTTCGTTGACATATCTTCAAAAAATAGGTTGTAAAGACATAGAACAGCTTATAAAGGACAAGATAAATTTTAACGCCAAGCGAGAGGATTAAGGTTGTTGTGCTGACTATGGTGATGTTGATTTTGTGTTGTTGAAAAATAGTTAGTTATGACAGAGATTATTTCTATTGCCCTCCTGGACTTTAACAAGGGGCAACTTGCCGGGCTTCCAAAGAACCCGCGCTTTTTCCGGGATTATCGCTATGAAGCGATGAAGAAAAGTATTTCTGATTGTCCGGAAATGCTTGAACTACGTGAGTTGATTGTCTTTCCGTATTCGGATGGCAGGTACATTGTTGTTTGTGGTAATTTACGGCTCCGGGCCTGTAAGGAACTTGGCTATACCGAGCTTCCTTGTAAAGTCTTGGAACTGATTACTCCAGTCAGCAAATTACGCGAATATTCCGCCAAAGACAATATCAATTTTGGTGAGAATGATTTGGATATTCTGCAAAATGAGTGGGACAGGGCAGAGTTACAGGACTGGGGTATGGAGTTTGCACCGGAAAAGACTGAGGATGAATTCAAGGAACGCTTTGAAGCCATTACAGATGATACCGCTGTTTATCCTCTTATCCCCAAGTACGATGAAAAACATGAGCTCTTCATTATTATATCAAGTAATGAGGTTGATAGTAATTGGCTGCGTGAAAGGTTGAACATGCAGCGCATGAAATCGTATAAGACCGGGAAAGTGAGTAAAAGTAATGTTATTGATATTAAAGACGTTCGCCATGTCCTGCAAGATAGTAATACCAAGTCATAAGCGCCATGACCGGGTGTTCGCTAAAAAACTGGTGAACGATCCAATAATCTGTGTTGCTGAGAGCCAGGCAGATTTGTACCGGCAGTTTAATCCGGATTGTGAAATAGTAACTCATCCTAATGATGTGATAGGTCTTATTCCCAAACGTAATTGGATGGCAAAGCATTTCAGAGAGTTATTCATGCTTGATGATGATGTACATGCTTGTAAAGCAATATATGCCGAAAAGGGTGAGCCTTGCCGTGTAAAGGATAGGGACTTAATAACTCATATAATATTGTCTTTACATGATATAGCCAAGCTAATGGATGTGCATCTGTTTGGTTTTACTTCCCGTATATCTCCTGTGATGTATGATGAGACTGGATTCCTTTCTCTCTCAAAAATGATAACCGGTTGTTCCTATGGTGTTATCTACAACAAAAATACATGGTGGAATGAGGAAATAAGGCTTAAGGAAGACTTTTGGATAAGCTGCTATATGAAGTATAAGGAGCGCCGGATATTGACGGACCTGCGCTATAATTTTGAGCAGAAGAACACATTTGTCAATGCCGGTGGTTTGGCTTCCATTCGCAATCAGGAAGAAGAGCGTAGATCTATCCTTTTCATCAAAAAGAATTTTGGTGATAGTATCTTGTTGAAGAGTGCTACTAATAACGGGAAGGATAAGACAAAGCAGCTTGTAGAGTACAATATTTCCTGCAAATTCAAATTCTAACAGTCTGTAAAAAAGGCGTTTAAATGGCGCTCATTCTGATTGCTATTTCCGTCAATTATGATTAATTTTACTGATGTAATAAACTAAAAGTCAAATAATTAAATTGAAATTATGATTATTAGAACAGTTGGAGGATATGATTTCTATGAGGTGAGTTCTGCCATGCAAAAAGCCATCAGGCGAGCTGATACCGGTGTTGCCGGCTTTTTTGCCTTGGAGCTGTGGGCGAGTGGATATAGGGATTATGTTTGGAAGAGATTATTCACCATCAGTGCTGAGGATTGCTTCGGTATCATAACCAAAGAGATTGAGGCTTTATGGCAAGGGCATGAGCTCGTCAATAAAAAGGCTCCTCAGCCGAAAGGACGCATCTTTGTCAGTAAAGCTGTGATTATCCTCTGTGAGTGTAGGAAGTGCCGGGATGCAGATCATCTGCAAAACTTCATTTACGATAGGAGAGAAGTTGACATTGAAAAGTGGATAGAAGACGTGAGGCGATATCCCATTTCTATTCCTGCCTATACCTATGATGTACATACAAGGGTAGGGAAGAAGCAAGGTCGGACAAAGGCAGAGTTTTTCCAACAGGAATTTAATGCTTTAACTCCCCGGGAGCCTGGATTATTTGATGATTTTCCGTCAAAGAAATAGTTGCGAGCCCACAGTGTAATAGCTGTGGGCTTTTTATATAAGTCAAGCCAATAAACCAAAGAATTATGAACAGAAAAGAAAGACAAGAGGCGAGAGCCAACAGGTACAGAGAACTTGCAGAAAAAGCTAACAAACAGTCGAACGAGGCTTCTAAGCTAAGTCACAGCATGGTAGAACACATTCCTTTGGGGCAGCCCATACTTGTAGGGCATCATTCGGAAAGAGCACATCGCAGTTTATTGGATCGCTCCTGGAACACTTTGGGGAAATCTGTTAAACTTAGTGAGAAAGCTGAGTACTTTGAGCAAAAGGCCGCAGCGGCAGAAAATAATGATGCGATTTATCTTGGTGACGATGATGCTGTGGAACGATTGGAGGCAAAATTAGCAAATCTGGAAAAAAAGCAGGAAACGATGAAAGAAACCAATAAGATCATCCGGTCAAAGAAGTTGTCTGAAGTTGAAAAGCATGATAAGCTAATTGAATTGGGATATTCCGAAAATGGTGTTAGGGAAGCCTTTACTCCTAATTACATGGGAGATATTGGCTTTCCGAGTTATTCTATTACCAACAATGGAGCTAATATCCGCAGAGTTAAAGAACAATTGGAGAAAGCCAAACGGATGAAAGTTGCTGAGGATAAGGAGTATAAGATAGGCAATGTTCGCATTATTGAAAACTATCAAGAAAATCGACTGCAATTATTCTTTCCTGGAAAGCCTGATGAGGATGTCCGAACTCAACTAAAACACAACGGTTTTCGATGGTCACGCTTTAACGGCTGTTGGCAGTCTTACCTCAAGCGCTGGCAAATAGACCGGGCGAAAGAAATCATAGGAGGTTGATCTATGAATGTTTTTCAGTCTGTACCCCGTAAGGACTGCAAGGTATTTGCGAAATGTGGAGTAGAGTCCCTTTCGCATTGTTGTAGGTATTGTGATGAGGATTCTGATCGCATTGGATGTAATCTTATCCATCGCAAACCAAGAAACTGCCTGAAGGATTTATATGGTTAAGAAATGAAGCTCAGTACTCATTGTGGTACTTACTTAATAGGTTTTATGACAGGACAGTACCTTGTAATGGTAAGATTTATCATTATAAATCCTCTTAGTGTCGGATGTATATGTCTGCTAAAAATGGCAAATGAATAATGAACTCAAAATAGCGTAAGTCAATATTGTGATGTGATAATTGTACGAAAAATGGAATTTGTATTGATTTAATTAAACTGTTTTTTGTGTTAAAATTGCATATAATAGATTAGAGTGGTTTCTTTTTTACTCTTTTTTAAAACTAAAAAAGTTTCAAGAGTTGATTTTCTATAAAAAAGTTTATCTTTGATTTCTAAACCAAAAAAAATAATTATGGGTTCATTGATTGAAATAAAGACTGATGGATTAGCTAAAGTCTGTGATCTATTTTGTAGTGTGACAGGTTTGAAAGCATATGGAATGAAAAAAGAAACAGATGCAAAAATATATGATGCAATAGAGATGGCAAAGGCGGAAGGACGGATTGCTATTATTGAGCAGGGATCAAAAGAAAATCTCGAGCGGTATATTTTGAACAAAGAGCAGAGAAAATTGAGGAATATAAGTGGAGTGACATTGAATGCCGTTCAAGAATTCTCTTCTAATGAAGAAATATCAGACAAAGAAGTTAATTCAGACTGGAGTACACGCTTTTTTAAATTTGCAGAAGACATTTCTGATGAAGATATGCAGAAACTTTGGGGTAAAATTTTGGCTGGTGAAGTTCGAAAACCTGGTTCTTTCTCTCTTCGTACTTTACAAATACTCTATAATTTAACGAAAGAAGAAGCAGATGTTTTCATCAAATTATCGACCATGGCATTGGGGATAGAAAAAGATGTGATTATTACTGAAACAGATGTTATTCCTGATATAAAAGATATTTGGTTAATGGAAGAAGCTGGTCTAATGAATGCTACTGAAGGACAGTTCAACTTACGTCCAGGTCAAATTCCGACTCTATTAGCATTAAGAATAAATCACTTTAGTATTTTTGCTGAATATCCCTCACCAGATTCCTTTTTGAAAACAATGAATATAAAAAGATTATCCGCCAGTGCAATGGAATTGTTGACGTTAATTGAGGATAGGGAAGTTGAAGTTGAATATCTAATAAAATTAGGTCATTTCTTTAAATCTAAAGGTGCCAATAAGTATTACTGTTTAAAAAATATAACTGAAAATACGTTTGAACCGACTCCTGTTTTTGTTATTTAATAAAATGTGCATAGATAGATAAGGTATAGTTTGGATTATGCATTAGAACAAATACAGATAGAATGATCCGCTATATGAGGAATATGACGGTTTAAGAAAATAAATCATGTTTTATAAAAATTATCATCTTTATTCTGGTTCAGGAGATTTCAAAGTTGCAATACATACAAATCAAGGAACAACTATTGCATTAGATGTATTTCCTGAACTATCATTATATTCATCAAATTGCATCATTTATAAAAGACGTAATAAATTTGAAGAGATAATGCAAAATGGAGGTGTTTATATTTATTTGCAAGATATAGAGAATGTTAGTTATATCAGTCAATTTCAAGATTATGCTTCTATATTAGCGGGTGCTTTATTGGCTTGGATTGTTGAGCTTTTAGTTCATATAATATTGGTGTGGGAAAGATTAATACTACCTGATAATTAAAAGTGAACGAGATATTCAGGTTATAATTTTAGTAGTATAGGGAAATTTCAAATGGATTAATTTCGTATCTTTATTTGTAATTCATAAACCCTTCTTTTTAAACAATTTAGATTGAAATGTGAGCGTGTAAGGTTAGTTCTTACACGCTTTTTTTAACCATAATTCGATGAAAATGAAGATGATTGTAACCGGCAGTGCAGGCTTTATAGGTAAAGCGCTCTGCCAAGAATTGAGAAAACGTGCTGTTGAAGTAATCGAAATTGACCGTATGACCGGGCAAGAGGCATCCACCATTGGCGAGTACTTGAAAGATAGAGATGTAACGTGTGTCTTCCATCTGGCAGCGCAAACCAGCGTATTCAATGATGATTTGGCGCAGATCCGGAAAGATAACATTGATACTTTTATGATAGTCGCTGATGAATGTGAGCGATATCATGTGAAACTTGTATATGCAAGCTCTTCGACAGCTAATCCGTGTAACACCACTTCGATGTACGGGATAAGTAAGTATTTCGACGAGCAATACGCATCTATCTATTGTAAGAATGCAACTGGTGTTCGGCTTCATAATGTGTATGGTCCGAACCCTCGTAATAGAACTCTTCTCTGGTATCTCTTGAATCGGGATAAAGTGGAGCTGTACAATTACGGCCAGAACATCCGTTGCTTTACTTACATAGATGATGTGATCGAAGGGCTTATCTATGCCGTTGGCTGCAATAAGCCTTTGATTAACATAGCGAATGTAGAACCGGTTACGGTACTGCATTTTGCCAATCTTGTAAAATACTACAAAAACATTGATATAGAGCTTGTTGGGGAAAAACGTGAATTTGACAATTTGGAGCAACAGGTGAATCAGGGTATCTATTTAGTACCTTTGTCCTATATGTCAGTTGAGAGAGGCATAGAAAAGATATTCGCCAGGCGGAGAAAGGAAGATCCTCAAAAAAATGCGGAGGCGGAGAAATAGAAAAGTTCTGTAAATGAAAAGCCTTTCATAATTATTCCTACAGGTTGAGTAGCTTTGATTAGTTCTCTCTCTGTAGGAATTTATAATATGTGTAGCTATGAGTGAAGAGAAAGCATTAACATTGAAACAAGAGAAGTTCTGCCATTATTACGTTGACACAGACGGCAATGCAAGTGAGGCGTATCGTATGGCTTATGATACTTTGAACATGAAACCTGAAACGATTTGGAGTGCTGCAAGCAGGCTCCTTAAAAATAGCAAGGTTAGTGCAAGGATAAATGAAATAAGGGATAAGAGGGCGAAAGAGTCTGAGGTTGAGCGTAAAACGGTCGAGAAGGTGTTAATGGATATTGTTCTCGCAGACCCGGATGATTTGCATTATATAGACCCGAAGACTGGAAAGGCTAAGCTGAGAAGTCCATCCCAGCTTTCAAAGCGTGCTCGTAATGCATTGAAGAAGATACAGAACAAGCGGGGAGAGGTTACTTATGAATATCATGGTAAGACTGAGGCGGCCCGGTTACTTGGTGCCTGGAACGGATGGGACGCGCCTACTAAGATAGACCTTACCAATAGTGGAGGAAAATCCGGTGAGCTTCGCATTGGGTTCGATGATGATAGCGTATCAGAATTATAGGACAATAAAATAGACGATTTCGGGTGTTTCTCCAGCTGTGGAGTCCGACTTATAGAACAATATAGAATGATCGTAAATTATAAAAAACTCAATCCTAACGGCTTTTATCTGCTGAAGTACTTACAAGATGCGACATTGCGTTTCATCATCTTGTATGGTGGCTCTTCGTCCGGAAAGTCCTATAGTGTTGCTCAGACAATACTTATACAGACTTTACAGGATGGAGAGAACACTTTGGTTATGCGTAAGGTTGGAGCTTCTATACAGAAAACCATCTATGAGGACTATAAAGTAGCGGCTAAAGGGTTGGGAATAGACCATCTCTTCAAATTCCAGCAGAACACAATTAAGTGTTTGTACAATGGTGCAAAAATTGACTTCTCCGGTCTTGATGATCCAGAGAAGATAAAGGGTATATCCAACTATAAACGTGTACACCTTGAGGAATTATCTGAATTTGATGAACCGGATTTAAAGCAGATACGTAAGCGCCTGCGTGGAAAAGTCGGCCAGCAAATTATCTGTACTTTCAACCCTGTTAGTGAAACGTGTTGGATAAAAAGGAAGCTGTTTGACACAGAGAAGTGGCATGATGTCTCTATGACTGTGGAAATTGCCGGGAAAGCATTGCCGGAGGAATTGACAAAAGTAAAATCCATCCGGATGAACTCTACGAAGTCGATTTTGAATCCGAGGACCAGGCAGATAGAGGAACATGCACCGGATATGGTTGTTATCCAATCCACCTACCTGAATAACTTCTGGGTTGTTGGCAGCCCGGACGGAACTTATGGATATTATGATGAACAATGTATTGCCGATTTTGAGAAAGACCGTTTGAATGATCCGGATTATTACAATGTATATGCTCTGGGCGAGTGGGGCGTCATTCGTACCGGTAGCGAGTTCTTTGGTTCATTTCATAGAGGTAGGCATTCCGGCGAGCATCCATATATACCAGACCTCCCCATCCATATATCAGTCGATAATAATGTACTTCCATACATCAGCGTATCGTATTGGCAGGTGGATTTATCCACTGGCATTAAGATATGGCAGTTCCATGAGACTTGTGCCGAGAGCCCAAACAATACTGTGAAGAAGTCTTCCAAACTTGTAGGCAAGTATTTGAAAGATATTGGTTACTGTGATAAGGTCTACTTGCATGGAGACGCTTCGACGAAGGCAGCCAATAGTATTGATGATGAGAAACGTTCCTGGATGGACTTGTTCATAGACACTTTGCAGAAAGAAGGTTTTGAGATTGAAGATAAGGTAGGTAACAAGAATCCAAGTGTAGCGATGACTGGTGAGTTTATCAATGCTATCTTTGACGAAATAGTGCCGGGTATCGAGATAGGTATTGATGAGAGCTGTACCGTTTCTATTGAAGATTACATGAGCGTGCAGAAAGACGCTAACGGTGCCATCCTCAAAACTAAGGTCAAGAATAAGACTACAATGCAGACATACGAAGAGCACGGGCACCTTTCAGATACGTTTCGTTATGTAGTGACAGACTTATGTCATGAAGAGTACACCGCTTTCAGCAACCGGCGAAAGAGAAATCTCTACGGCAACAAGGGTGCTTTCTCGTACTTCAACCCAGGCACTGAACATGAATATAGCAATAAGATTGTCTATGTCATGCCGAATGTCAACGGACACTTCTTGCTTGTTCAAGCGTTCAAGTGTGGAGAAAAGTGGCATCTGGTTGATGTTGTCTATCGGCAGACGTCTTCTATGGATGAAATCAAGTCTTCAATAAAAGACCATCAAGCAAACCCTTACATCGTGGAATGTTCAAATGCTTACTTCCCAATGGTCAGAGAACTTCGTGAAACGCTTCCTGACGTGAGGGTTGCTAAAGAATTCCCGGATGTGGATAAGCGTATTGCTGCTACCTCCGATTATATTAGAGAATACTTCCTGCTATCCGAAAGTAAGCTTGAGGAATCTGAAGACTATTGTCGTTTTCTGAATAGCCTGTTAGACTATAATATTGATAGTGAAAACAAAGAAGCAAACATTGCTTTGAGTGGTTTGGCGTACTACATAATAAAATACCTCTCTTAAAATATACCCTATGTAATGAGTTGATAGTTAGTTATATATGTGCTATTGTACTCTTAAATGTATGTGTCAAGATGTTTTAATTCAGAAAAGCTGTATACTCTTCTGTCTATATTTGCTTCAAAAGATAATCAGATGAGTTGGAACCTTTTTAAAAAGAAATCAGAGGATGATTTGAAAAATACGGCGGATAAAGAAAAAGAAATCCAGCCACAAGATACAACAGATTCTTCGGATTTTGTAGCAGAGGAATTATTTGCTAATCCTTTCGTTTGTAGTCGCAATTTCCTTGAGCTGTTCAATACCGTTCCGGAGGTATTTTTTCCTATTGACTATATCGCCTCCAGAGTTGCAGGTGCCACGTTTCAGCTAAAGAAAGCGAAAGACGATAGTATTGTTTGGGATAATCAAAAGGTAAACCAAATCCTGAATAAACCTAATTGTTTGTTTAGCTGGAAGGAAACTGTTTACTCTCATCATGTATACAAATTGTGTGTTGGCGATAGCTTTTTCAGAGCTGCTGTTCCGGAATCTTTCTCGAAAATCAAGAACCTGTGGCAATGGTGTTCCAATTATTGGGTATTGCCTGCCGATAAGGTCGAGATTGTTCCTGTACGTAATAGTATTCCATTGTTTGGCATTGCTGAAATTGAAGAAATAGTAGATTACTATAATTTGAGTTTTGGTTTCAGTGCTGGTATTCATATTCCATCTAAGCAGATATTACATGATCGTGAGGGGATTCCTAATTTATACCCGGGAGTGGGTTTCTTGCGTGGAACCAGTAGGCTAAAGTCTCAGCTAAAGCCTATAAGTAACCTTATTGCAGTTTATGATGCCAGAAATGTGATATATGTTAAACGTGGAGGTCTGGGGTGGCTGATTTCTGCCAAAAAGGATGAAACAGGTACAATTGCAATGACTCCTGATGAGAAAAAAGAGATTTTGAAAGAGCATAATAAAACCTATGGAGTAGGAAAGGGACAGTTCCCTTTGGGCATTTCAAATATCCCTTTGGATTTTCTTCGTACCAATTTGTCTATTCAAGAGTTGCAACCCTTTGAAGAGACATTAGTTGATGCAATTAGTATTGCCGGTGCTTTCGGTGTACCTGCCGAGCTTGTACCTCGTAAAGATCGCTCCACATTTAATAATCAGAAAACAGTTGAGAAGAACGTATATAGCTCTATAATCATACCTATGTGTAGTCAGTTCTGCAAAGATATCACTGAATTTTTGGGGCTTGAATCCGATGGGCTTTATATCGACTGTGATTTCAGTCATGTCGATTGTCTGCAAGAAGGAAAGAAAGAGGCAGAAACGGTTAACACAAGTATCTCTAAGAGGTGTCGTGAAGAATTCCTTTCCGGTATTATCTGTTTGAATGACTGGAGAGCACAAATAGGAGAAAGTAAGGTTGAAATCCCGCTGTATAGTAAACTCATATACGAGATGTCACCTGACGAAATAGAGAAAGTTAAAACGATGTTGAACTTAACAACAAAAAGTGTAGATGGAGAATTACAAAAACCTTCTGTGCAAAACGAAGGCAAATGATGTTGATGAAAAAGGTGTTGTTACAGTAGCTGTTAATGGCATTGGTGTTAAGGATTCACAGGATGATATTTCAATGCCTGGTTCTTTCAATAAAACATTGAAAGAGAATTTTAATCGTATGCGTTGGTTCTTAAACCATAGAACTGACCAACTCTTAGGTGTTCCTCTTTCTGGTGAAGAAAAGGAAAATAATCTTGTGATGGTCGGGCAGATTAATCTCAAAAAACAGATGGGGCGCGACACTTTGGAAGATTACAAACTGTATGCTGAGAATGGTAGAACTCTTGAACATTCTATCGGTGTCAAAGCGATAAAGCGTGATGAGGCAGATCGAAGAAAAGTAAAAGAATGGTTCATGGGAGAATATTCGACTTTGACCGCATGGGGGAGTAATCCTCAAACGTTTCTGGTTGATATTAAGTCTGCCACAAATGAGCAGGTAAAAGATGCTATAGAGTTTATCCGGAAGTCCTTCCATTTCAGGTATTCTGACGAACGTTTAAATGCTTATGATATGCAACTGAATTTAATGCTAAAAGCGCTTAGTGGTGCTCCTATAGTAACTTGTCCACATTGTGGCTATGAGTTTAACTATGATGATGTTCCAGAAGTAACTTATTCTCAGCAGGTATTAGAGCTTGCTGCGCAATATCACCGGTGGATTACAGAGGATATTGTCCGTGAGGAAATGAATAAGCTCACCCCGCAAATCCGGGAACAGGTTATTGCTATTCTTGACACACAGAAAATGCTGGATGTTAAGTCTATGGATAATATCTCAAATTATGTACGTTGCCCTCATTGCTGGGCAAGAGTCTATAAAAGTAATGCAGTTATCAAAGATGAGTCAACAGATACTTCACCTAAAGGTAGCGATGAGCCGTTGAATGACACTCAGACCCCGCCAGCAGGAGCCAATGAAGTAACTGTTGATACAGAGAAAGCCGCTGATACCAGCACTTTCTTCCACACTCTGAATGATTGCTTTGTCGAACAATAAATTGAAAAAAAATTATGTCTTTAAAGAAATTTACTGTATCAGATTTTAATCTGAAAACTGACCATCTGCCGACTGAGCAGAAGTCGTTCATGGAAAACATCGCTGGTATGATGTGTGATGTCATGAACAAATCTCTTGAGGGTATGCTTTCCCCCAGTGAAGTGACTGAAAAGTTCGCCGAAGTCAACAATCTGTTGAAAGCTTACGATGGTGAAAAGTTCACTCAGCTTATCAAGGACAACGAAATCCTCGTTGAACAGGTCAAGAATTTGGGTGAAAGCATCGAGAAGATGAAACAGAAAGGCTTATCAATGGAGACTATCAACAAATTCGATGATAAATTGAATGAGATGTTAGACTCTGAAAAATTTGCTGATTTTGTTTCTGGCAAGACGCGCAAATCCGGTTCTTTTGATGGTTTCTCCTTGAAAGATGTTGTGTCTATGACCGACAATTATACCGGTGAATTATTGATTACCCAACAGCAAAAGCGCGTAGTTAGTCAGGTTTCAAATAAACCGTTGCATATGCGCGATGTGCTTACTACTTTGCAGGGTGATCCGGCGTTCCCTCAGTTGGCTTATGCCCAAGTGTATGATTTTGACCGTAACGCCAGGTATGTTACCGAGAATGGTAGATTGCCTGAATCGAGCATTAAGGTTAAGGAGCAACAGACTGGCACTAAACGTTTGGGTACACATATCCGAATTTCCAGACGTATGCTCAAAAGCCGTGTGTATATCCGTTCATACATCCTTAATATGTTACCTGAGGCTGTATGGATGGCTGAAGACTGGAACATCTTGTTTGGAGATGGCAATGGTGAAAATCTGCTCGGTATCGTGAATCATACAGGTGTTACTTCTGTAGAGGCCATCATCAGTGATGCTATAATCACAGGTTCTGCCGGTTCTGTCAAGGCTGTATCAGGACAAAATGATAACAAGGATACTGTCATTGAGTTTGCCAATCCGCAAGACTTAATTATTGATGGTATGACAATCACGTTTGCCAAGGCAGCCGTGAATACTGACCTTAACAGCGCTCATGCTCTCGTTAAGATGAATGACCGTCAAATTCTCATTGAGGGTGTTGCATACAAAGGTGCTGAGACTGCCCTTGCAGAAATGACATTCACCGTGAATAATGCTGCTTTCAAGAACATCGAGGAACCGAACTCCGAAGATGTCGTAAAGACTGCTTTCGCTGTAATGACGTATGCACAGTATTATCCGAACGCCATAGTTTTGAATCCGATCACAGTCAATGCTATCGAATCTGAAAAAGACACTACCGGGCGAAACTTGGGGATTGTTTCAATGCGAAACGGCATGAAATACATTGCTGGACGTCCTGTCATTGAATATCAGGGTATCATGCCTGGAAAATATTTGCTTGGAGACTTTAATCAGGCTTCAAACTTGGTTGATTATTCTTCATTGACTCTTGAATGGGCTGAAGATGTTGACACCAAGTTGTGTAACGAAGTTGTTTTGATTGCGCAAGAAGAAGTAATCTTCCCGGTTTACATGCCTTGGGCTTATGCTTATGGCAATCTTGCCTCTTTGAAAACTGCGATCACTAAAGCTAAATCATAAAATATGAAATACATTCTTGATGGAAATGAAAAGGATGTCGCCAATGTGATTAGAGAACAACGCATTCGTACAGGTAGGGGATTGATTTCATTCACCCCTATCTCCGAATGCGGGCTTATCACCAAGGAAGACGCCCGTAAAGCGATGGATGAAAAGCTAACTGAACTTACTGCATCCGTTGAAGAGAATGAAAGTCTGAAATCGCAAATATCAGGTTTTGAGCTGAACATGAAAGAGAAGGATGCTCTCATTACTTCTCTGACTGCTGAACGCGATGGGTTGCAGGCCCGTATTTCGGAACTTGAAGCTGTTGCAGATAATAAGGAGTTGCCTGCAGGTGACTCAAAGGAACTCCCGGCCGAAGACTCTAAAGAACTTGAAACGTCTGACGATAAAACAATCAACGTAGAAGAGAAAAAGAGGGGGAGACCGGCTACTCGTAAAACTGAATAACGATGCTAATTGATGTTTCATATTTCCTCGCCGGGTCGCGGCATATTGCTAATGCGACATTAGCAGAACTTCCTTCACAAGATTCCATTGCTGTGAATGATACGATAGTGGCATATATAAAGGAGTTCCAACCTCTTTTCCTGTCAAGCATGTTGGGGCATAAACTCTCCAAAGAGGTAACAGACTATCTTGAATTGCTGGAACAGGAGAATGCCGAAGCCGAGGAAGACAGTGAGGAAGAAACTACTGTCGCAGCGGGTGAGGAAGAATCAAAGTATGAATCATTATGCAAGCTGCTACGCGAACCGTTCGCTAACTATGTGTTCTTCTATATCCTGCGTGATGCCAATACTCAGGCTACCATTAAAGGAATTGTACGACTAAAGTGTGATAACACCTATGTCGCACCGATCCAACGGCAAGTAAGTACTTGGAATGACATGGTAAAGAAGAACCGTGAGTTTGTGAGGTGGGCATCTTCGAAGCAATGTCCTTTCACGGTAAGTATTGACAGCAATTTATTAACTCCGATCAATACTTTCAACTTATGATCAATACCGATATCATAGACATATTCGCTGATGTGGTGAAGAAAATCCCGGAAGAGCTTGAGGTGATCTATACTGATAGTAAAGGTACCCGGAAGGTTATTAAGAACCTGCCAATAAATTTTGTATTCGGAAACGGTCAGTATGTTAAAGACGTACTTGATACCGCTACTAAATCGGATAAGACGACACCTTCAAAGTTTCCTCTCATAGCGCTATTCTGTCCGATTACTGAGGAAAGGAACAGCACGGATTACTTTGCAAAGGCAAAAGTTTCATTAGTCATAGCTTGCTCATCCAACCGTGAGTGGAGCAATGAGGAACGTCATATCACATCTTTCAAGAATATTCTTCGTCCGATTTACAACCGATTGATAACTGTTCTTCTGGAAGATGAAAGGTTTGATTGGGGGTATGAAGACAAGGTCAAACATGGTTATTCAGAAAACTATTCGTATGGCAGATATGGAGTCTACACTGAGAAGGGTGATGCCCTTAGTGAGACTATAGACGCCATCAATATCAAAAGTATGGAAATTACTATTAACAATCCAAATTGTAGATAAAATGAGAAATATTAGAACCTGTGAGAGCGCGTTACTTAATACTGGCGGCTCTACGTGTCAGATTGATTGGGGTAGGGTTAAAGGCTGCATCATTGTAGAGAAAGGCCAGAAGTTACCTGCTGAACTTACAAAGGAAACACTTGAAGAATTGTGCCATGCCGACCGGCCTGGTCGGGTATATCCGATTCCTTCCTTTGTAGAATATGCTAAAAATGGCGGTGAACCTCAGGTTAATGCTGTAGGTTATGGTCCAAGCCAATACAATGGAATGAGTGCTGAAACGGAAACATTCACTTTGCCTAAGTTTGATGAAACGCTTAATGCTAAACTGTTGCAGGCTGCCACCAAAGAGTGGGATGTTTATTTCTACGACGATAAATTCTTGTATGGCTACAATGATGGCACTGATATACTCGCTGGAATGTCGATGTCAACGATTTATCCTACTGCAACTCCCTTCTCCACCAGCTCCTCAAAATCCACTATGACAGTCAGCTTCTGTCATGCCGATATTGAGGATTTGTTGACGCACATTGATTTCGTCAAGCTAAATTTCAATATCAAGAATGGACTCAAAGGCTTGACAGAAGTTTCACTTGTGAGCAAAGAAGCCAACAAGTACAAGTTGATCGAGAAAATCGGCGGGTATGACCTTACTCCTTTGCACGGTGGAGCAATAGCAAAAGCCGCCGATAAAGTGTTGAACGGTGCTACGGTGGCTACTTATGCAGATGGAATTCTTACGATAGAGCCTGCTGACGGTGGAGGAACAGTCTCCCTTAAAGCTCCTTCTGTATTGTATGAGAATGGTATCAAATACATTGAGGGGGTATCTGCATGATCATTGAAGGTGTGACTTTTATTGAGCCGGCAATAAAGGCTATGAAGAAGTCCGACTTCATTAATAAGCATATGCCGGTGATTTGGCAGGACCGCCCGGAGAAAGATCGTAAGAAAATGCTTTCTGATGCATACGATTTGATAAAGAAGGGAAAGGTCAAGGAAGAAAATGAGTGATGAACGAGGGGGATGAGGGATTTTTCGCATCCCCCTTTTCTTTTAAAAGATATGGCCAGCATAGATGAAGTATATGAAGTGATCCATAAGATTAATACCGGTATCAAACGGGAATGCCTTGCGTGTATGGAGGATAATAGTAATGTGATTGAATCTCTTATACGTGAGCAACTTTACAGTGGTATGAACGGAAAAGAACGTTTGCTTCGTCCGGATTATGATAATGATCCGTATTTCAATGAACCGGGGCCCTGGTTCCATCGGGCGAAAAGTTATAAGAAGTGGAAGAATGATATTACTCCACCAATTGAGTCAGAGGTTTTATTCCTGCCACCGCGTCCGATTGAAGTTCCCAACTTGTACATAACTGGTAAGTTCCATGATAGCATACAGACCCGGTTATCCGGTGAGGTCATGGAGATAAAGACTATTGGCTTCATCGAAGGCCCGGACATTGAAAAGAAGTACGGTAGTGAAATCTTTGAACTTGGAGATACTGCAAAGAAATATTTCTCTGAACGTATTCTTCGCCCCTGGCTGGAAAAATTCATAGCTAATAGCGGTTACAGATGAGTTGCGGTTGTGATAATAAAAAGATTATGTGCGAGTATGCTCATGTGAGCGAACTTGCACGAAAGGCTGCCATATTGGAACAGTGCATCTATGTTGTGTATAGAAGACAGGATGGTACGTATGGCTTCGATAAGGCAGGTAGTGAGATAGATGGTGAAATTGTCGAATTTAGACATTATTTGTGATGGGAGAATTTGGAATAAGCGGGTTGATTAAAGATGGCGAGCTTGAGAGACTTGAGCAGTGTGATGTAAAGTTACTCAAAATAAAAAAGACCTATATGGAAGTGGCAGAAGAGCTTGCCAAGGGATTGAAAATGGAGATAGAGACACCTAAAGAGCTTGATAAGCTGTTTGCACTATATGCGGCTCAGACCAAAAAAGCTCAGGAAGCTAATGTTCAGTTGAATGAGACGGTAAAGAAGCAGGAGGAAATCATTTCCAGAGTTAATGAAAGTATCAGTGAGCATATCGTTGAGTTGGGTAAAGAGAATGCCAAAAAACGCGAGGTTTACCAGACTGACAAGAATGCACTTGCCATTGCTTTGGACATAGTCGGTGCTAGGGGGCAGAATATTGAGAGCTTGGTTAGAATCAATACTGAACTGAAAACAGTTACTGAAGCACAAAAACAACTTAACGATGCGGAAAAGAAAGGAACGCTTGCCAGCGATGAGTTGCTGAAAAGAAGACAATCGCTTTTAGAAAGAGAAAGGACGCTGAAGACGGCTAAAAGTGAACTTAACAATATCCTTTCAAGAGAGGAAAAACTTTCTCAGGCCGCTGCCGGCAGTTATGACCAGTTATCGCATAGGCTGGAACTGATGAAAAGGGCTTATAAGCAAATGAACCAGGTTGAGAAAGACAGTCCTAATGGTAAAATTCTTGCCGCTGAGATACAGAAGGCTGATAAGCAACTGAAAGAGCTTGCGGCTGATATGGGAGAGTTTCAGCGTAATGTCGGTAATTACGCTTCGGCATTGGATAACGAGTATGCTCCTGCCATAAAGAATGCGTTGGGCTTGAATAATAAATTTGCAGATTCATTGCTTAATATGGCGGCTGAAGCTGATAAGGAGAATTTCTTTGATGTCTTGTCTGTAAAGGCAAAGGCATTTGGCAACACTTTACTTACTTTACTTAAAAATCCGGTTTTCCTGTCTGTTGCGGGAATGGCTACTGCCGGTGCTGTTTTTAAGTTCTGGTATGACTATAATAAAGGGCTTGTGGAAGCCTCACGGCTGACCTCGCAGTTTACCGGGCTGCAAGGGGAAGAGATGAAGCATTACCGAAATGAGGTTCAGGCTCTTTCCGATACATATGATAAAGACTTCAAGGAAACTCTGATTGCTGTCAATGCCGTTTCCAAACAGTTTGGCATAGGTAACGCGGAAGCCCTTCAGCTTGTCCGTGACGGTTTTATAGCCGGAGCTGATGCTAATGGTCAGTTTTTAGATAATCTGAAGGAATATCCGGCATATTTTAAGGAAGCGGGACTTTCTGCCAGCCAATTCATTGCCATTACAGCACAAGCCAATCAGTCAGGCATTTATTCAGATAAGGGAATTGATGTTATTAAAGAGGGTAATCTCCGTATCAGGGAGATGACAACTGCGACAGCGGATGCTCTTGATAGTATTGGTATCTCTTCAAAAGAAGTAATGGAAGGATTACGCAAGGGTGAGCTGACAACATTTGAGGTAATGCAGAGAGTATCAGAGAAGCTAAATGATTTACCGGAGAATAGCTCTGCGGTCGGTACCGCCATTGCAGATATATTTGGCGGTCCGGGGGAGGATGCTGGTCTTCAATACCTGCGTACCTTGAAAGATATTACCACGAGCTTGGATGATGTGAAAGGGAAAGCTGGTGAGCTTGGAAAGGTACAGGAAGAACTGTTAAGGTCAGAGACGGAACTGGATAATGCCGTTTCAGACTTATTTGACTCTACAGGCGGTTTCTTTGAGATTATGACGGCAAAAGGAAAAATCTTTATTAATGATGTCTTAAAGAGTGTTTTAAACGGAATACAGGAAATCACCACCTCTGTTGAGGAGCTGGGAGAGAAGAGGTTACGGCAAGCCAAACTTCAAGGTGAGGAAGCAGCTAAGATAGACATACAGTGGCAGGAAGAAAACAGGAAGCAGATTGAGCGTACGGCTGAACTTTATATAAAAAACGGTATGGATGAAACGAAAGCCTACCAAAAGGCCAAAGATGAACGGTTGGCTGTTTTAAAACGTTCGGTTGCCATTGAAAAAGAGGAACTGAACAGTTATGTGGAAACCAACACACAATTGAATAAAGAATTTGCTGAGAGTAGTTTTTGGAAACAAGGTTTAGGACTCCAAAAAACTAATTCTGAATTTCGTGAAGAAATAAATAGAACATTCGATCTCATTGAGTTCAGAACAGCTTCTCTTGCTTCTGCGAATTATAAAATTGATTTTATCTCCAATATGGACTTTAGTCCCAAAACTGATGCAACATCCGGAAAAACTAAAGAACAAATAAAAGCCGAAGAGGAAGCGGCTAGAAAAGTTTTGAAGATTCAACGTGATTTGGAAGAGTCTGAGATAGAGATAATGAGCGATGGTTTGGAAAAGGAACTTGCTAAAATAGAACTATCCTATCAAAAGCGGGTTGATGCTATAAAAGGCAATAGCACTGCTGAAAATACTCTGAGGATTAATCTTGAAAAACTTAAAGTTAAGGCTTTAGCGGAATATGAAGAGGAGTATATTCATCGATTCGAGAAGGTGAATATAGAAAACCGATTATCAGCGGTAGAAAAAGGCACTAAGGAAGAGCTTGACTTAAGAATGCGTCTTCTTGATGTTGGGGAAGAAGAAGAGAAGAAGGCTGCTGAATCCAGTGGCGAGGATGTCTTTCTTATAGAACAGAAATACGTTCGGAAACGACAGGAATTGAATGAAAGGTTTGCTTCTGAGAAGAACAAAAAGCTTGAAGAGGAGTATGCTTCGAGAACTGTATTGATTAATGCAGCAATGGCCAAGGAACTTGATGAAATTGCAGAGCTGTATAGAATAGGTGAAATGAACACTGAAACCTATGAAAAAAGGAAATCGGAAATCTCCCAAAAATATATGTTGCAACAGTTGAAAGATACCTTGAAGTTGGCTAAGATAATGGCTGATACTCCAGGACTTTCTCCTGAAGACAAATTGAAAATAAAGGAAAAGGTTGCTAATGCTGAGATAACATTAGCTAATGCGGTACGTGACGCAGAGGAGGATTCCATAAAAGATGCTGAGAAGGAACACAAGAAATATCTGGCTGAACTTAAGGATAGTCTTGGTTATATAAATGATATAACAAGAGGTGCTCTTGGCGATACGGCTGATATATTCACTGGCTTATCTAAAATCATACAAGATATCGCTGAGGATGGTAAGCTAAGTTTTGAAATGTTGGCATCTGCTGTTATAGATGTGTTCAGTGGCGTTAATGATATAGTTCAGAATAGCTACGGTGTACGAATTGAAAAGATAGAAGAGGAACAAGATGCTAATGATGAGGCATGCGACCGGGATATTGAACGTATAGAGAGATTGGCAGAGACTGGTGCTATTTCGGAGGAAGAAGCTGAGGCTCGTAAACGCGCTGCGGAGGAAAAAACTGCTGCAAAAAATAGAGAACTTGAGAAGAAAAAACAGGATCTTGCCAGAAAGCAGGCTATTTGGGATAAAGCTACAAGTATTGCACAAGCAGGTATCGCCACAGCGTTAGCGATTACTAAATCATTGCCTAATTTTGTGTTGGCGGCCATTGTTGGAGCTATGGGAGCTATTCAAGTTGCCACTATTGCCGCTACCCCTATACCATCATATGCTGAGGGTACGAAAAATAGCGCTCATCCCGGGGGAAAAGCTCTTGTAGGTGATGCCGGAAAGCGTGAAGTTGTCATGTATAAGGGACTTGCGTGGATTACCCCGGACACTCCCATGCTTGTTGATTTGCCTAAAGGTGCTCAGGTATTCCCTGATGTTAATGATTTCGGTCCCATTGACTGGCAGAAGGACAGCTTTTCTCCTATGTTCTCTTTCCTGGGAAATACTGATAAAGGAAGTGCTACTACTGTCTATAACGATTATTCCGGCCTTGAGCGTCGTATGGATATGACGAACAATCTGCTTATGAAATCAATGAAACAGCGTAGGAGAGAGGCTTACAATAGGGAGTTTGACTTATATATATTGAACAAATTATGAAATCAAGATTAAACGAAATAACATTAGCGCAGTTTATTGAACTGTTATGTGGAAATTACCTTGTGTTATCAGATGGCGATGAGGTTAAAGAAAACGAGTTGCAAGAATGTGCCCGTTCGTTAATTGCTTCATACCGATTTATTGCTGACAAGCCTGGAATGAGGGCTTTAATAGCGGATAAAGAGGAATCTGTGAAATCAAAGATGAAAGTCTTCTTTCTTCGTATCTGTAATATGCTTGTGTTGCAGGGAGAATTCGCGGATATACGTTCCTTACTTGTTATGATTGATGAGGATGTTTCCGGTGTGAACGATGACAATCTAAAAGATAGAGTTGCTGATTTGCTGAGATATGCTACCTTTGAACAGCATCGTAATGAGGAAGTAAATGCAGATACGGAGAAAACTAAAGAGAAGTCTTCGCCAGATGATATACGTTCTTATTATGACTCAGAAATTGCATTTATTATGACATACATCAAAATGCACATTGATATGCATCAGATTAATGCTGCTGTGTATGCCAATATTGTAAACCAAGTGAATGTTGACATAATGAATAAGAGGGGAACATTTAGATAGTATAAATATTTTTTTTAATGCTATCAGACTTTTGATGAACTCATTAGTAATTCTTTTTACGAACTACTAATGAGTTTTCTTATGCAAAAAACAAGCATTAAATGCGGCATTGACCATTTAGGTTATTGCAAGCTGTTACAAAAACTAAACTCTATTGAGAGTAAATGTAATCGGATAATTCTTGAGTTATCCGAAGTAAAGAACCTTGTTCCCTCCAAACCTTCTGTTGATAGACTCATAGAGTCTTTGGAGCAGTCTGCCAATGATTTGTATGAGCAGAGTGTCAGGCAGCGAGAACTTGTCGAACAAAGCATAGCTGGTGAAGTTACCATGCGTATCGTGAGGAGGAATGAGTATGGACTTTGAGAAGGAAATAGCTTTGATTTATCCTTGGATCGTAAAGGTTGCAAGAAAGTATTGTTGGTCTATGCAAGATGCAGAAGATCTTGCAAATGATACAGTTTATAAAGCCTTGTTGAATAAGGATAAGTTTGAGATTGGTAGACCTTTGAAGCCTTGGTGTGAAGTGATCATGCAAAACACTTATATAACCAACTACAACCGCAAGTCCATCATTCGCTTTGTTGACTATGATGATGTCTGTCAAGTTGTATCTTTACGCTTGGCATCAGAAGGGACTTTATTTCATGAAATCTTATCGATAATCCGGCGATGTGCCTTCAAATCATGTTGCATAGAGTGTGTCTTATTATATGCTAAAGGTTACTCGTATGATGAGATAGGCCAGTTGCTCAATATTCCTGTTACAACGGTACGCAGTCGCATATCTTTTGGTAGGGAATTATTGAGGCGTGAACTTAGATGAAGTGATATTAGCAAATTCATGCTTTTATTTGTATCTGTTATAATGCGTTGATTATAATATGATTGCGCGACTTTTACCACATTTATGCAATGTCAAGATAATTGCCAACCAGTTTGCCGGTTGGCATTTTCTTTATATTCGCCGCAAAGGAAAAATGTATGAACAGATATATTCTAATCATCAATGGTACGGCTCATATTATTAATGAGGATTGCATTAGTAATTGGGATGAGATTAATATCTCGTTGAAACGGAATGATTTTAGCGGGATAATTCGTTCATTCTCTTCGAAGTTTGAGTTTACCGGGAAAGCATATAACCTTTTACTTAATGAATACCGGACCAACTATTTGAACGCTAATGCTCAGATAGAGATATACACTATTGATAACGATAGGAGCAAGAAGTATCTCTTCGGTAGTTATCTGGATTTCGGTTCATTGGAATATGATGATAGCATTTTATATATCAATGCAATAGATAGTACTCTTGCAGCTAAGATTAAGGCAAAGAAGAGTACTCAGTACGAATACCTTGTAAGTGAATTAAAGGAAGAAAAGGCTCTCAATTATGATCGTTTGTTGATGCTGAATACATTTAACTTCGACATTGATAACGATGAATATATATATCCTTCTGGTACGTCTCAGGCTAATACGAATATTGATGTCTATGTTGTAGATACTAATCCTGAAGTGTATGTCGGTGATTTTATAACACCATACCATGAATCTGATGGTGCTTATTATGGCAATACCAAAGGAGTTTTCATGAAATTGCTTGCTTTACCTCCACACGGCTTATACATGGATTTGAGTTGTGATATTACCATTTCATCCGGTACTGGATCGTTTCAAGTTGAATATCAAAAAATGGTTGGTGGAGTACCTTCAGTGGGTTCTGTTAATGGTTCACATACAAGTGGTCTTAAAGCTGGAAGCGTATATCATTATAATGAAAAAGGGCTTGTCTTGGTAGATCCGACAAAGAATGAATCTGGGAAAATAGGTATGGTTTATAGAATCTATCTCAATACAGAAGCCGGAGTAAGAATCAAGATTGAGAATTTTAAAATGTCTGTCTATTACATGGCAAAAATGCAACCAGAACGTATTGATGTCATTAAACCCGATGTACTTCTTAATCGCTTATTGAAGAGCATGAATGAGGAAAATGAGGGCTATGTAGGCGAAATAGAATATCAGGATGATACTCGGCTGTCCTCCACTGTGATAATGGCGGCAGAGAGCGCCAGAGGATTGGACGGGGCTAAAATATATACTTCATTCAAGAATTTCTCTGATTGGATGGAGGTTGTCTACGGCTATGTACCGGATATTGCTGAAAATAAAGTCGTTTTTAAGAAGCGCACTTCTTTGTTTCATTCTGAAGTACAAAAGCGCATAAGCTATACTGGAATGGATTTTAAGGTAAAAGTGAACTCATCACTTATTTACTCTTTACTGAGAGTCGGTTACGATAAACAAGACTATGACAGCATCAACGGACGTGATGAGTTCCATTTTACGAATGAGTATGACACAGGGATAACCATTACGGATAAGGCCCTTGAATTGATAAGCCCTCTTCGTGCTGATCCTTACGGAATAGAATTTTTGGTAAGCAAGCGTGGTAAAGATACAACCGATAATGAGAGTGACAATGATGCTTTCTTTGTCGGTGCTCATTTGAAAGAAAACGCTGAATGTTATGAGCTTGTACGAGAAGGGTATAAAGTATCTGGAATAATTTCATCATCAACCATATTTAACGCGATGTTTTCACCTCGATCTATCATCGAAGCTAATAAGGAATATATTGGTTCATTTGTCAAGTCATTACGCTTTGCTTCTTCATCGGGTAACAGTGATATCCGGATTAATGATGTTGCTGAGAACTTGGATATAGAACTAACAGATCCTCTTTTTACCGTGAGCACTCTGAGTATTAGTACTGCTGACGGTGGAATACCATCGGATGTGAATGCTCTTGTTGAGGTTGAGAGGAATAGCCTGCTATATACTTGCTTCATAAACGAGCTAAAATACAAGATTGGGCACTATGAAGGGGTTGATTATAATTTGCAAATTAAAAGTATTGGTTAATTATGATAAAGATATCACCATTTACTCCACTTTTCTTTAGCCCATCCTCTGATAAATTCGGGGCTGAGAGCAGGTACATACAGTTGTTTGCACCTGCCGATAACATATTCATAGAGGTTATTACCACTACTGAGTATAAGATAAATGGTTTACTGAAGAATCATGTTGATGGTACCAGCAGGGAAATCGAGTTTCAATCCTTTTCTTTGAAAGATGGTTCTACAGTCTTCCATTCAACAATCACCGGGCTGGCATCTGGTTATTATTCAATTTCTGTAGGCGATCAAGAATGCAATGTCTTCAAAGTGACGGATGATGAGCACGAGTTGGGTAAGACTACTCTCATTCGTTACTCTATGCGTAGTAATAAGCAGAGGAATGATTGCATATTCTGGAACGGTGAAGAACAGTTCTATTTTGAATTCCGTGCACCTGGCGGCTTCAAAGATGATGATTGGACATTTGCCGTCAACAATGAGCAGTTTGAAATTTCTAATGGAAATATCGTTGAACTTTTTGCTGTAGAGAGTACTCAGAAGAAATTTACTCTTGGTAATGCTGAGGGATGTCCTGTTTGGTTTGCGGAGCACCTGAACCGGATACTGTGTTGCTCGAACGTGTATTTCAATGGTGTGCGATTTGTCCGTAAGGGAAATAGTGTGCCGGAAATGACTCAGGAAATTGTGTCATTGAAGAGCTATATTTTCAAAGTGTCTTTACAGGGTATGGTTGACAATATTGATGTTGATTTCCCTGAAGGTGGTGAAGAAGAAGGTGGTGAAACAGGGGGAGGCGGGGAGGGGTACATTTATTTGATAAAGCTCAATGATACTGTTGTTCCTACTGATAGGAACACTTTTTCATCATTGAGGTTATTGGCTGAAATAGATAAAGCAATTTCTGCTAATAATATCTTGTTTATAGATACATTTCTTCGCAAAGACCAGCCAGACAGCACCGACCACCTGACAGGTTTCAATGCCGGTATAACTATCGGAGAATCCAAGAAGCAATTACTTGATATCATCCGTCTCTCTGATTTGGATATCCATCCTTCCGATACAAGCGTGTACACCTCTTTGTCCGTCGATACAATAATCACCGCGCTTGAAGACAAATATATACGAAAGGACAAAGAGGACAGTACGCTGTACCCGGTGGACTTCCGGAATGGACTACTCATCAACTCCAAACGCATAGGCGATATTATCCGCTACTACGACGAAGACAAGCCTGTGGCGACGGATGCCAATATCTACTCCGCCTTGCAGACCGACCAGAGAATTGAGGATGAATTGAACCCTCTTGAAGACAAGTACATCCGTAAGGACCAGCCTGACAGCACGCTCTATCCCGTTGACTTCATGTCCGGCTTGTCCATCAACAGCAAGCGTATCGGCGATGTCATCCGCTACTATGACGAAAACAAGCCGGTTGCCACCGATGCTAACATCTACTCCGCTTTGCAGACAGACCAGCGCATAGACGAAGAGTTCGGCAAGATAGATGACAGATACATCCGCAAGGATAAGGAAGACATAGCACATAAGCACATCACGTTTGAGGATGGCATCACCGTCTACCAGCTTGCCGAGATGATGAATGTGGACGTGAAGAATCTCGCCACCATCGCCAAGGCCGTTGTTTCCATCCTGCGTTCCTCCAAGTTCGTAGACGGTTTTTCCGGTGAAGGTTATCAGATCTGGCAGGACATTGCTACCGGTGACTGGAATATGACCCTTGACCGCCTGACCGTCCGTAAAGTGCTTACCATCTATGAACTCGTATTGCAGAAGATACGTTCTGTAGGCGGCATGGTGGTAGTCAGTGCCGCCAACGGCAAGGTAAAAAGTGTGGAGCGTATCGGCAACAACTACCTTTTTACTTTTGAGGATACCAACCAGTTCCAGCCGGATGACTTCATGCGTTGCCAGGTGTTTTCTCCTTCCGGCTTGAAATACTATTGGGTGAAGGTCGCCTCCGTCTCCGGCGAATCGGTCATTGTGCCGTTATCGGAATTTGACGGCGTGATACCCGCATCCGGTGACGAAGTGGTGTTGATGGGCAACGCCACCGACAAACGCCGCCAGAGCCTTATCCTTATCTCCGCCACCGAAGACGGGCAGCCCCGCTTCGACTGTTTGGACGGGGTGAAGTCCAAGAACCTTGAAGGTTGCCTGAAAGTGCGTGTAGGCTCACTCGACGGCATATCTGACAGCCGCTTCCCGGCAGACATGCAGCCAAGCGGATACGGCCTATACGGCAACAACTGTTTTCTCACGGGTATCTTTGTCCTATCCAACGGCAAGGACGTGATGACCATGTTCTCCATCATGGAGGGCATGATAAAAAGCGAAATCTCATCGGTGCGCAACGAGATCAACGCGAAGGACAACTACCTTAGTAACGCCTCCTTTTCCGGTGACCTGATGGACTGGTCATCCACTAATCGCGTCCGCGTGTTCCGTGTGGATAACAGGCTGTTGAGCTTCAACAATAATTTTTATGCGAATAAGGAGAACCTGGCCAGTATCACCCTTGAAGACGGCAGAAGTGTTCTCCGTCTGAAAAACAGCAGTATCACTCAGTATAACTCCAATTTCGCCCGCTATCCTAAGTTTGATGAAAAAATCAAATATGAAGAAGTGGAAGTTCCTGTACTTGACGCAGACGGAAACCCCGTACTTGACGAGTCAGGGCAACCGGTAACCGAACTTCAGGAAGTACCCGTCCTTGATGGAGAAGGCAACACGGTAATGATCAAGATTCCCCGCCAGTTCTACATCTCCTTCAACTATATGGTCAAACGGACAGGCACGCTTACCGTGTACTTCAAAAACGAGTCGTCCGATGAGAGTGGAAACAGCTACAAGGAGGAATTTGAGCCTTATGATCCTATCTATTTCGTACAGTCGCTACTTCCGACATCCGGTTTTCAAAAGATGGAGATTGCCGGCAAATGGAATGGCAAGGGGCATTTTTACCTGGCTTTCACAGGTGACATGTACCTGTACTCGCTGGCACTTGCCGACAATCCTCTTGCCGAGATGGAAGAAAAGTTCACCATGCGCTTTGAGGCGACCGACAAGAAGATTCAGGCCAACTTGGATGAAATCAAGAAGACCGGCACCAGATTGGAAGAGTATCACAGCGAGTTCCTACTGACGGCGCGTAATCTGCAAACGAAGTTTACCGCTGACCTCACCGACATGGAGTCAGGCATTACCGCAGCCTACAAGAGCTATGTGAACCTGACCGCCCGTGACCTGACCGTGCAGTTCCAGGCAGACATCAATAATGCCGAAACCCGCATCACGGAGGCATATACCTCTGCCATAGAGCTATCCGCCAAAGGGTTGCAGACGAAGTTTACCGCTGACCTCACCGACATGGAGGCAGGCATTACCGCAGCCTACAAGTCCTACGTGAACCTGACGGCTCAGAACCTTGAAGCGGGTTTTACCGAAGACCTGACGGACTTGCGCACAGGAGTCACAGAAGCATACAAGGCTGCTATCGACTTGTCCGCCCGTGGGTTGCGTGCCGATTTCAACTCTTCCATCGCTGACCTCAACGGCAAGTTGACTACACACACCAGCAGCTTCCACGTCACCGCCTCCAAGATCGAGGCAATGGTAAGTGCTACCGACAATATCAGCAATACTATCAAGACTGCCGGTTGGATAACCACCGCTGACGGTAACAAGCTCTGGGCTACAATTTCCACGGTTGACGAACTCGGCAACAAGCTGACAACACACACAGGCAGTTTCCACGTAACCGCTTCCAAGATCGAGGCGATGGTTTCCGCCACTGACAGCATCAGCAACACCATCCGCACTGCCGGCTGGATCACCACAGCGGATGGTAATAAACTCTGGGCAACTATCTCCACGGTAGACGCTTTAGGCAACAGATTGACCTCACACGAAGGTAAATTCCATGTAAGTGCAACTGAAATCAGCGGTATAGTGACCCGTATTGACGCCACTGAATCAAGCATTTCGGGGATTAACAAGACTATATCTTCATCAGGCTGGATCACCACCGCTGACGGCAACAAGCTCTGGTCGACACTGACTCAATACAACGCCTTGAATCAAGTGGTATCGACCCATACGGGCAGTTTCCACGTCACCGCCACCAAGATCAATTCGATGGTTGAGAGCATTGATGATACCGGCCGTAAATACTCCGCCATCACGCAGACTGTCGGTGAAATTCGTGCTGATGTGAATGACGTATCCGGAAAGTATGCGAACCTCAGCTTGAAGGTAGATGCCATTTCCGCAGTCGTAGGCGATGGCAGTACCGGATCGTTCAGCGAGTTTTTGCAGACTGTCAATGAGATTTCGGCATCCGTGACCGAAGTGAAAAACGGTTTGGATACACATAAAGGCAGCTTCCACGTCACCGCCGATAAGATAAATGCGATGGTTTCCGCTACTGACAGCATCAGCAACACCATCCGTACTGCCGGCTGGATCACCACAGCGGATGGTAATAAACTCTGGGCGACCCTTAACCAATATAATGAACTGAACCAGGCCGTATCATCTCATACCGGCAGCTTCCACGTCACCGCTGACAAGATCGAGGCGATGGTGACTGCTACCGACAATATCAGCAACACCATCAAGACGGCCGGCTGGATCACCAAGTCGGACGGCAATACCTGGTGGGCTTCCAAGGGCACTGAGCAGACCGCATCCGATGCCGCCAAATCTGCCATAAACGCCGCTACTGCCGCGGCCGATGCCATGACAAGAGCCAACTCCGCCTATGACAAGGCTGATGATACGGCTACTGCACTTGTCCAGACAAACTCCAGCCTGTCAGCCATCGCGGGTCGCTTCAATGCCGACGGCACGTTGAAGGAAGGTGCGGGCTGGGTAACCACGGCTGATGCCGCAGCACTCTATGCTACAAAACAGACGGTCAACTCGCTGGGCGAGCGTGTCACCACTGCCGAGAGCCGCATCACCGCCAACGCGGACAGCATCAGCCTGACCGTGAAAAAGGACGGCATAATCTCCGCCATCAACCAGACAGCGGAGAGCGTGACTATCGACGCATCGAAGATAAACCTGAACGGTGCCATCACCGCGAACGGCTATTTCAAAATCAACCTTGATGGCAGCATGGAGGCTTCTGCCGGAACTATTGCCGGCTTGAAGATTTCCGGGGAATCGCTGACCAACGAAGGCTTCAACAACGACGCGTACATCATCCTGCGCAATGACACTCATAATACTTTTGCGGGTATCGGCGGTAACACTTTGCCGGTCACTTCCGGGATAAGAGCCGTGGCGCGGTTCTCGAATGAAGAGAGCGGCGGATTCTGGGGAAACACCAATGTAGCCATGATGGTATCCGCCAAGAATGCCACTTGGAACCGTGCGATCGTAGCCACGGGCGACATCCTTACCAACGGCTTGAATATCGGATACAGCTTTCACGAATACAGCTTCACGGCTAATAACCAGTGGCAGAAGCCTTCCGTCCTCAAGTCGGACATCCTGTATGTGTACTTTAATTACAGCAACTGCGCCTTTGTGCTGCCGACCCTCAGAGACGTGTGCGAATCGCTGGGCATCAGCTACAGCACACCGTTTGCCATAAGGCTCACCGTCATCAGCTCGTCCGGCGACGGCAAGCTGTACGGGCGTAACAAAACCATAGCTGGAACATCCGGCAATGAATATCCGGAGCTCATGTCATGGACCGGCGGTATCGACACTTCCGGCTACAACGTCAGCTCGCACGATTCATTTGAGGTCTGCCTGTTTTACAACGGGGGTAGCAGTTATATTCCAAGCAATGAAGGTGCTTATAGGGCATATATAACCGGAGCATTAAGATAACATGTATTAATATTTAAATTATGAAAACCAAGAAAGAAGAAATCAAAGAAGAGAAGAAAGTCCTTTTGGTGGACTTCAGCAAAGTGAGTGTTCAACTGACCTTTGAAGGTGATCCGAAAGAACTGGATTTCCGCAAGTCTCTGGGCAATGCCATCCGTCAGGCATCCGGTGATATCGCGCTGGATGACTTCGCGCGAAAGGTGTACTTTTCCGAAGGGCATGTGGAAGTCCCCGAAGAGTACTTCGCGTTCATCAAGCATGTGGTTCGTGAGAAGTACAACATACCCACGCAACAGGCATTTGAATCATTATTAACCATTTAATTATAGGAGGAAAAATTATGGCAATCGTTTATTCAGAACAGTTTGAGACAAAGAAAGCAACCACCAACGTTGCAGGTACCGGAGCTAACTACCGAATCGAGTACATCGTGCGTAACCCGGTAGATGCCGCTATCAACAGCATCACCGCCACCATCTCGCAGGTGGCCACCGAGGGTGAAGGAGAGACACAGACCGAGAAGCTCACCCGTGTGGGCAATGCCTGCGTGGATGTCACCAATAACCGTACATACTTCGCCATCGAGCGTCATACGGAAGTGACAGCCGACAATCAGGCAGCCTTGGCCGCGCAGTACTTCGCCGATGTGAAATCTATCCTGACCGTATAACCATGGCAGTACTTGACAGCACTCAATTCAATCAACTGGTACAGGAGGTGCGTGAAGCCCTCCTTGCCGGCTCGCAGGGTGTCGGAGAGGTCGAGATAGTCTCTTCGCTGTCCAATATAGTGAGCCTGCCCGCGCTTCGCCTGGTTGGTGCCACGGAATCGGTCGTCGAAGCCCCGCTTGAACTATTGTCTGCTCCGGCGGTGGAAGCCGCCGCCGATGCACGCAAGGCAACGGATGATGCTGTCGTGGCGGCCGTCAATGCCGAAGCTGCCGCAGACCTCTCGGAAGCCGAACGCAAGGACTTGGCGGAGATCAAGGAGCAGGCAATCAAGGCGGGCACCGATGCGGCGTCCAAGGGAGACAAAGCCTTTGCCGGGGCAATGAACGCGGAAAACGCCACGCTATATGCTATGCAGATAGCATCCTATCTGCAGACGAAGCTGGAACAGGCGCAAGTAGTGATACTCTCCGGCAAGGCTATGCAGGATGTCATCGGGACGCTTGACAGCCGGGTGAAAGACAGCATCCTTATATGTGCAAGTACAAGGGAGGCAGCCTACGCCGCCATCCTGCAACTGCGTGAGCTGCAGAAGCAGGTAGCGCAGGCGATTGTGGACGCATACGCCGTTTTCGACCAGATGCAGCTTTCGGTTGCCGATGCCCGGCAAGCGACTCAGGTCGCAGTCAAGGCGATGGAGCGTATCTGTGAGCTCTCAGAACGGACGGAGCAGGTCATTGTCGAGTCTGTGATACAGACCGGGGATGCAAGGCTGGTGACTGTCAGGCTGGAGACACTGGAGAAAGACTTGTTGTTATCCAAGTCCGCCGCCGACACCGCCACAAGGCTGGCACATGAACAGGCAGACAGAGCCACACAATCGGCTGACGAGTCCGAACGCCTGAATATGGACAGCATCCTGCTTCATGAACGGCTGGATGCGCTTGCTCCGGTTCTGGAACAGGCTTCTGAGGATGCGAAAATTTCCGCTGCCGGTGCCGACAATGCCGCCGGCCACGCCGAAGAGCAATCGGAGGCC